TTAAATTCCCTCCGTATCCTCTTTCATTTCAGGCAAAACAACTTGATAAATAAAAACTCCAGCAGCAAGCAAAATGATAATTAAAGTAGCCATGCCACCTATTAGCCAAGTCAATAGGTTTAAAACAAAGCAAAATATGCAAGCTAAGCCAAAGATTCCTAGTAATACCAATATTGTTAATATTAATTTCCCCATTTAAGAATCCTCCAAGTTCGGTTTTGGCTCATATTCTTCATCAAAAATTCTATTTAGAAATTCATTGATGAATGGCGAACCAATGCGCTCTTGTTCTGTTTCTTCACCGCAGCATAGAGTATGAAGATCATCTTCGCTTAATTTAGACAGCTCTGTTTCAGCCAACATTAATTCATTGCTGTCTAAAGTCATCAACCATTGATTTAATAATTCAACTTTTACACCGTATGGCTCATGACGATTAATCATGCCATTGTCACACCAGATTTCTGTAGCTGCTTCTAAAATATTTGGGAAACATTCAGCCAAACGTTGACTAATAAACATTTCTAGTTCATCTGGTAGAACAAGCAAATGATCAGGGTATTCTTCAGGGCTTGATCTATCTGAAAGTTCACAAATATCACGAATAATTAATTCGATTTTGCCTAATAAATTACTCATCATTACCACCCAATTTAATTGAACCTTCTTCTGGGTATTCAGTGTAATAAGCATAGTATCCATTACCACTATGACCATTTTCCCACCAGACAATTGTCATTTCAGTGGAAAGTTGATTTTGAATATCAGCAGTAGAATCTTCATTGTCGTAATCTGGTGCACCAAATTGAAATGCTTCAAGTAATGCTTCACAAGTGAGGGTGATACCAAGGTTTATTTGAGGTTTAATAATTCCATTAAATGCAGCAAACATTTCGCTCCAAGCATGGATAATTTTGACATCTATATGTTCTTTACCAATCTCAGATTTGATGGCTTCAAGAGCTTTAACCATCATTTCTGCGTTTGGTTCTCTAGGCATAAGCGAATATGCTGAATTTTCAAATTTAGTAGACCAACCATGGTAATTTGAAAATGCACAATAGTTAGCGACATCAATTGGATCACCTTTATTTAGATGTTGGTACAAGTCCACCCGGCATTTAGTTTCCCAATCTGAATTTTTCCAGTCGTCTTTGAACCCATATTTTTCTTGGGCTTTGACTAATTTAACTTTCATTTGATGTGCAAAGTTATCAATTAGCTTATTTGTATCTGGACTCAAATTAGATATATTGGCTTCATCATGATGCTTAGAAACAAGACTACTAATAAAATCCGCAAGCTCATTTGCATCAATAATTGGTGAATTAGGATGTGCATCTTCAGCAGCAAATGAATTAACAGCAATCCATGACTGTATTTCATTAGAAAAAGTTCCAATATTCATACTGTTACCTCAAAATCTTTTGAATTGAATTCCCAGTTTTCGATCTGACCATTTTCATCAATATTCATAATTATGTAGTCGCCAAAACCATAATCAGCAGGGGAAAGGGTTCTAGGCACATAGCCATCTTGAGATTTGATGACATTGCCATTTGCGTCTAATAATTCCCAACTGCAGCAATTAGAAACTTTGTAGTGAATTTTTGCTGTTTTTCCGATTTCCCAATTTTCAATAATTCCAGATTCAATATTGATTTTTGGGCTCCAAATTTCACCGTCTTTACATGGGACATTTGCACCATCATTGGTATCTTCAACACCATTAATTGTTGAATCTTCCCAAAATTGAACAAGTGCTTTTACTAATAAAGTTTTCGGCGTTTCGATAGGAATTATAGGTGAAGCTTTTTCCTCCAAAAACGTTGTGTCATTCCACCATTTCGGATTTGATTTTAAATACTCAGTATGTTCAGCTTCAGCACCTTTCCATTCTTCAATTGTTACTGCATCAGCAATAGATTGGCCAACAGTAGGGAATTGCTTTAAAGCTTCTTGTTTTAGTCTGTGGACTAATTGCTTTCCAATTTTCTGAGATGGGACAGGGTGTAATATTGGCGCTGAATCTGGTTCTTCAGGAATATTTACACTCCAAAGCTTTGCCTTGATCAAAGCTTTATTTTCATTAAAGAACTTAGTTACTTGTTCTACAGTTGTTGCTATGATTGATTCATCGGCAAGATAACATTCAACACAATCATTAACTGCTTGTATGTATTTAATCGCTAATCCGGCATCGTCATAACGTTTTAATGGTTTAGAAAACCATTCTTCTGTAATTTCTAATTGATCTGCATGAGCATCTTTAGAACCATTCCAGACGGTTGGATAAATCCAACTTGCACCATCACTAAATGGTGAATAGTCATCTGAAAATCTTGGATTAAAGATAAAGTCTTTTCTCAGACGTTGTGCAGCTTTAAATGCTAATTCTGCGGTTGCAGCTGGTAACAGTGATTCTTCATCTTTATGACTATCTGAGATAGCTACACAAAATAGTTCTGCATCAGGATTGTTATTTCTAGGCATCAAAATAGCATTTACATTTTCAAAATCACTAAATGTAAAATTAATATTCGCTGCTTTGGCTAATCCTGTTGGTTTCAAATTATGGCGACAAATACTGCCTAGTAAGCCTGAAATTTCCTCAAGTTTTTTAATGTAATCCCCACCAAAACGAACAAAGCCTTTGTATTCGACATCGTTTGTAGGTAAAACTTTCTGCCAGTCAATGTATGATTCGCTTAAAAATATTTTGAAACCTTCATAAGCATTATGATGATTTGGAATTTCAATTAAACCTATTTTGGTTTCCGTATCATATGAAATCTGACAATTAATCAAACCAGAATAACATTCAGTTTTATTTATAAAGCTTTGGGCATAAGCTTTAGGAATAATAAAGGAAATATCATTTTCGACATTTTCCAATTTTGCATAAAAAAGGATGCACCCATCCGTTGCAACAATGTGTCCTTTGTTGATTGCGATTGCATCTAAATTTCTGAAATCCCATTCATCTTCATCTTTTGATGCAATTAAAGCAGCACGAAGTAGGGCAAGGGGAACAAGTACAGTATGTTTCATTGCGCTTTACTCCCTACGGTAGCTTGAATTAATGCTTTAGCATGGGAAATTGCATTTTTCTTTTTCAAATGAATTAGTCCACGTTCTGCCCAAGAATATTCTTCTGAAGATCCATGCCATTTATATTGAGACGCAAGATCAGGACTGGTTAAGTCTACTAACCAATATTGTTGATCTTTTTCTAATAACTCTAAGTCATCCTCAGTGTTTAATTCTGGGCGCGAGCATTCAATTCCATTAATCGTCATCACTGAGGGTTTTAAACGGAAAAATACTTTTTGCCCTGACGGAGAACAATCATTAAAAAAGTCTGTTATAGAAAAATTATCCTTTGTCGGATCGATATTGACCCACAAGTGTTCATCCCAAGGTTGGAAATTAATTTGTACTTTTTCCCAAGCTAATAGGGCTGATAAAGCTTTGCGTCCATCAATCAAATCTTCAAGACCATTTACTTTAATGGTTTGAAAATTATCTTTTTCCTGTAGATTTTCATCTTTAACGATTGGTTTCAAATCAACATGATCTAATGGCGATTTATCCCAACGTGGTAATTGCTGAGCATTGCCAGCTGCAAACACGTAGCCGTCACTGTTACTGGTCAAGAACCATTTCCAACCATCTTGATCTGTATGGTTAGCATCATTGACATCATTACGACTTAGGATAACCATTTCTTTTAACTGCTGAAGATCAACCCATGTATAACCGTCTGAATTAATCGCATTTTCGCAAGAAAAAACTCGACCATTGTCTTGGACAAAAAGAAATTCATCACTTTCGATTATTGAAGTCGCTGAAGTAACGTAGAAATCCAACTGAACAAAACATTTCAATACATCGGCTTTATTTTGAGTTCTCAAATCAACTTTAAGGCTGTGAAACTGAAATTCACCAGACAATTGCTTTTCAGAGATTTTTAATATTTCCATATTAATTAACCTCCTTCAAAATGCCATGTGCATGTAATTTTTTACGCAGCGTACCTCGATTTAAACCTAAGCGCATGGCTACACGAGTTTGGTTTCCTCTCTCTTGAAGTAGCAACTCCTCGATCAAAGGCTTTTCAAATACATGCAAGACCTCAGCAAAAAGATTGTCAGGCTTTGATTCAATAACTGAGCGAACAATCGTTTTGACTTGTTGTTCGGTGTAAATAGGCAAATTAACTTTTGTATTCATTTACTTTTCCAATATTTAATAGATAGCTTTAGAGAAGGGCACCAAAATTTAGGCTTGGCCCCATCGCTCATGAGTTTTTTTGTTCTTACATGCTGCAACGATGGCTTTTTCGAAAGTAGTGCCTTTAAAACGGTTATATGCAGCATCTAAAACGGAAGTATCAGTAGCTTTGTTAATTGCTGAAATTGCATCATTAAAAAGCTGGTTTTCAGTGCGCTTAGGCTTGGATTCACTCACATTTTGTTGAACGTCTTTAGTTTCTTTAACGCCTGTGGCCTGTTGCTGGTGAGCTTGCTGATTTGAATTTACAGTCTTAGAATTACTGTAATAATGGTCAAAAGCTCTTTGCTGATAACCTGGTGCATTCCAGTATCCAGCATGAATATCGCCAGCAAACCCCAGGAGACTTAAAGCTTTAACAGTTGCATTTGTTTTTGACTTCTTAATCGCGTCTTCGTCATAAACCAGTCCAGTGCTTGCTTTATATAAAGCCTTTGAACCAGCAGTTTGATCAAAACAGCATTTTTGACCATCTTTCATGTACCAAAGTGTGATTACTATCCAATGGTGTATAGTCACATCATCAATTTTTTGGAATCCATGATCTTTAACATCTACGCCCCAACCGTGACCTATAGGTCCGAAGGTCTCAGTAGCTCTTTGAATTAACCAATAAGCTTTTGGTGAAGTTCCTTGATACGGTTTACCTTCAATCTTTTTTGTTTGTGTCGGATCAGTAATACAAACTGAATGCCATAAATCCATGTTTTGGTTGTTACCATTTTCCATGATCGCAACCTCCTAACCTAAAATCTTGCGTTGTTTAGGATCAGTTTTGAAAAAACCTTTTTCATCAAGGTATTTAGTACGACGTACTAACTCTTTTGCTTGTCTAGCTTTATATAGATAAGGTGTGACTTTTTCGGACGGTGTAATAGCAACTAATTGACCATTTCGTTCAATATAAAAATCAAAACCGTTTAACTGAGTTCCCCAAGTTACGTATTTGCTTAAACCCATAGGCAATTTAGAATTAGGATTGCGCTTAAGTACATAAACAGAGTAATTCTCGAATCCCACGCGATAACGTTCATTACCATCACCATCGTTATTTAAGTATTCGCAGAAATACTTTGAAGATTTTTCCTTATGCTTTTGAGTCTCATAAGTTTTCATTGAAAAGCGAAACTTAAGGCAACCGCTAAAAATATCTGCAATTGAAATTGGGCAATTCTTTTCTATGAAGGTCCAGTCTTTTGTATCCACTTCTGCATATTCAATACCGATGCCTTTGCTTAAAGATTCAAGCATTTGAGCAGGGCTAATCGTTTGATTGAAAGCTTCGAATGGATCTTGATTCGGGTGTTGGGCTGCTGTAGACATTAGCGAACCTCCACCAATTTATTAGACTCAATAAAGTTTTTAATTGCTTCGTTGATCTGTTTATGGTCTTGGTAAATTGTGAAGTCATCCACAAATTCGCCGGTCACACTATTTTTAATTTTGCCGATATCCAGACTTGTAATAGTTACATCGGGATATTGGCTTTCAGTTACTCCATAATCCCTTAATTTGGCTTCAAACTTGAAATCAACTGGGACAAGATAACCATCAAGGTTGACTGTTCCTATACCTGAATCTTTTGAAGTAATTGAAAGATAGATCACGCCCAAGTTAGAAGGGCGTGTATTAGGAATAAATGTTTCATCAGCTTTAGAGCTTACAGGTTGAGAAAATGCGATAGTAATTCCTACGATCACAATTAATGCGATAACTGCCGAAATAAACATTACATTTGAGAAACTAAATGTAATATTGTTTTGAGATAGCTTTTGTTCCATAATGCTCTCGTTCCATAATTTTCTTGCTAAATGCAATGAAGATTGACCCTAAGAAGCCCTGAATCCGCCAAGATTAGCAGGGCTTTTTTTGTGCTTTAAATTTAATAAAAATTAAAGTGAACCTTCCAAAATTGTCACGTAGGCAGGTACACTTGGTAATAGAACTTCTTGATCATCTTTAAGAATTGTTTTTCCATTACGGATATATTCAACAGTATCTTCCATAGACTTTTCGATGGCTTTTTCAAGTTGATCTAGGTCATACCAGAAGGTGATATCACCATCTTTAATGCGATAACGGAAACGAGCAGGAAGGGCGTAATGTTCACCGCCACGATGTACTTGAATACCAAATACAATTTTTTCAGGAATAGTTAAATTTCCAGCTACACCAGCTCGTGCTTCAATGGTTTCGTTATATTGAAGTTGGACTTGACCGTTGTCAGTGCGAACACCAGATTTAAAATCGACATTGGTTTTTGCATTCAATGTTTGAACGATTTCATGGAGAACAGCTGCATCAGGTTGGTTGATGTATGGCATTACATCTTCAATGAACAATGCAAATTCAGTCTGACTGAATTTTTTACCTGAGTTATTTTCGATTTTTTGAAATTCAGGTGTTTTTTCTACTGTGAAGTTTGCGACATGATGACAATGACGCGGAACAGCATCAGTACCATTTTCATGCTTATTTTCAACTTGATGATAATCAAGAACAGCCTTTACTTGACCAGCCAACACATTGACAAAAACAATGGTGTTAAGATCTGCAAAACGCTCTACATATGCAATGAAATCTTTAGCAGTGTTCAATTTAACGTTTTGCTTCAGATGCAAAGGGCGTTCTAAAACTTCATGAAATTGATGAACTGAACTACCTTCAGGCACGACAACAAAAGGTACAGAACCAACAGTTTTTGCTGTTTCTTGTAAGCTTGTTTGACCAAGTGCGTAGGCGTATTCAGTATTATTGTTTAGGGCATTCATCGTTATTAACCTTTAAAATGGTTAGTGGAAATTTAAAAAGCGAGCTATATCAAAAGCTAACGAATTAACTTAATGACTTAATTTGTGGTTTGTCTTCAGCTGGAATTTTCTTAAGCTCAACTGGTGTGCCTGAGTCGATTTGCTCAAGGTTTAATTTTTGTTGACGAGGATCTTCACGTACTAACTGTTGATCACTATCTGTAAACAAAACTGTTGCTTCTTTATCGAATTTAGGAAGCGTGGATTTGACATCATCCGTAATTTTATACGTGCCTTTTCCATTTGGTTTAATAGTCAAAGTCACCGTTAATTTGCTGACTTTGCCTGTATCTTGTGAAGCCTGTAATGCATCAGTCAATAACTGATCTAATTCATCAATGGTTGAACCACGTTGAAGATTAGAGAGTGTTTGACAGAACGAAGTGTTTTTAACTGGCATTTCATTCACCTAACATTAGGTTTTTGTTGTGGTGAAATGATCTTATTACAAGTAAATCTTGTATTCAATATTTATTTAAAGAAATTCTTGTATTTTTATATCGGAGCAAAAAAAAGCCTGCATTATGCAGGCTTTCTATTTGCAAAAAATTACATAAGTAATAACTGACTTAAATCTTGATTGGTTTTAGAGCTGATAGAACCAACCACGGTACCAGTCAAATAACAAGTTTCATCAAGAGGCATATACCGTGGTACCCACTCAGTATTTAGAGCTTTCAAAAGAAAAGAACCATTATCATTTTCGATCAGTCTTTTAAAGGTAGAACCATTTGAACACCAAGCGATAACATCATCACCAATCTCAGGCTTAAGATCAGGATTTACAAAGATAATATCTTTTGGTTTATACTCATCCTTCATGCTTTCACCTTTAACTTCAAGGGCATAGCCATTAGGTCCGACATTAAACATACAAAGAATCTTTGGATATTTATCTAATATTTCGAGATGGCGATCATTCCAATTACCAGCTGCAACCCAATCAATCAGAGGAACATATCGCGCTCGGTTTATTGGTTTTAATTCATCTTCTTCACCAAACAGATATGCTTTTGTACACCCTAAAGTATTTGTTAAAGCTTCAAGATTTTTTCCGCGAGGTGAAGTTTGACCAGCTTCCCATTGCTGCACTGCTTGAGGTGTAATTTCAAGCAAATGCGCTAATTCTGTCTGGTCTAAACCTTTAGCTTCACGCTTTTTCGCGATTCGCTTACCCATTTCAAGCTTGTTCATCTCAATGCACACAAGAAAATCTTGTACTAAATATAAAGCAATTCTTTAAAAAAGTCATTGCAAGTAATTCTTGTATTCTTTAAAGTAATACTTGTAATTAGCTAGTAGGGCTTAACCTGTAATGAATAACAATCAAACCAACGTTGAAGTAATTAACGAAAACTTAGTCAAAGCTGCGATCCAAAAAGCAGGTGGAGTAAGTGCGGTCGCTCGTTTAATTACTAAAAAAAATGGAAAGAATTATTCATATCAATCAGTTCAATCTTGGATTTCTCAAGACCGCATCCCTCCTAAATATATTCCCGTTATTTCAGAAGTTACAGGAATAGCTAAGAGCAAATTAGATCCAATTGTATTTCAAGAATAGAAAAACAAAAACACTTTTGGGATTGAGTTACTAGAAAAGGGAGAGGTTGAAAAACTATGAATCAAATTGTTTTAAATCAAGCGTCAGCTAATCAGTTTTCAAGTATTGAACTATTAAAAATCATTAACCAGGTTCGCAATCAATTTGGTGAGTCTCAAATTCGACTTAATGATTTTCATCCGCGTGTTTTTGATGAATTAGAAGGTGAGCACTACGAAACCTTCGTTGTGAATAATCAGAATAATACGGTCACAGTTGCAGCATTTCTTAATCATGATCAGTGCATCTTAGTTGCAATGCGTGAGTCTAAGGGTGTTCGCAGAAAGGTTTTAGAAATTCTAAAACAGCAACAAGCACAAATTCCTCAAACATATGCTGAAGCTTTGCAATTAGCAGCCAATCAAGCACGTCAATTAGAACTTGCAGCGCCGAAGGTTGAGTATTACGACAAGATCGTTGAGCGCTCAACACTGCTTAATGCTTCGCAGGTCGCTCAGAAAATAAAAATTTCAGCAGTAAAACTAAACAAGCTTTTAGACATTTTTGATGTTTATCACAAAGGCGTTAAACGTGCGCGTTTATTCCAACAGTGGTTTATCGATAAAGGTTTTGGAGAAGTGAAACAAACAGGACTTGGCTTTTCACAGCCAATGTTCACAACAAAAGGAGAAGCTTGGGTAATCGAAAAATTAACCAGTGAAGGTTTGGTTTAACCGCTTCTTGTTGGCGCAAGAAGCGGTCAAAAAATTTTATTCATTTAACTTCGAGGAAAAAATGAACTCAACTACTTTATCAGAACATAGCTGTGCAAACAAATGTACGGAATTTAAAAAAACTGGTGAACAATGTAGCCATTGTTTAATTAAGCAGCAAGAAACTGTTTCTGAAAATAATCAAGATTTTCAGGCTGTTTTAAATCTAGTGGGGGGCATTAAAGCAGCTCTTAAAATTCTTAACGGTAATCCTGATGCATTTGATTGGTACTCATTAGAAAAAAACTACTACTACGGCACTCGTTCTAATGAAAATCTAATTTCTTTAGATCAGCTTCAACAAGCTTGTAATAAATACTTTGTCACGGTTTTTGGTGGCATCAAAGCAATTCAATACATTGTTGAAAATGCTCCAGTAGGTGCGACTCATTTTGATCGTTATTTTGAAAAGATTGATTTTCGAACTAAAGAAATCTTTATCTGGGTAGATGGGGCATGGTCACAACAAGAATTAAGAATCATGGGATTCAACAAAGCTATTGCAGATAGTGTTGCTCTTAATGATTTAAGAAATACTTTAGAGACTATCCAATCGCCAGTGATTGCTACTTTTGCAGATAGTAATTTCACATACGAGCAAATTACACAAAGCACAGTTGAACGTATTCAGTATTTTAATTTGCAAAAAGAAGTAGCTCTGGAAGATGAAAATCATTCAGAAGCTGATTCATTTGATAATCAAGCAGATGGTGCATATTTATTGTGGTTTCATTTAACAAAGTCATGTCAAAGCAAATTTGATCTTGATCGCCTACAAAAGTTGGTAGGTGCTCGATAATGAAATCAAACAAGAATAATCGTCCACACCTTCAATGTGTTTTCAATTTCCATAAGTCGGCAATTTCACTTTTGTTAGAAATGCAGCAAGAAGCAATTCAGGCATCTTCTCCAGACGATCAAGTTTGGCGTGAGGATTGGAAAGCACGTTTAGCCTTTGAACATCAATTAAAAGATGACGTTTGTGAGCAAATTGAATCATCGTTATTTGCTTCGAACTTAATCAATTTTAATGGTGAAAGCGTTTTTGTTGTAGTTGCTGATGAAGCACGGGCAGGTGCTGCATGAAGAAAACACCAAAATTCCAGATCAATGATTTAATTTTGAAAAAGAAATCTAATCATGTATTTCAGATTGTTAAGGTTTTCAAAATTGGTAATAGAACGATTAAATATCGGTTACTCAACCTTTCTACATCTTCTGAAACAGCACATCTTGAATCACAGATTGAACGTAAAGCTACAAATACAGAGGTAGAAGCTAATAAGCGTTTGCCTGAAGAAAAAAACCAGCCTATTGAGAAGATAGTTCTATCAAGTATTGGTCCATACAAAGATCATTGGGCAATTGTCTATATCGAACTTAATTCTACCTATAGCCTTGGCGGTGGACGAATTACACTAGTTTGTGATGATTTCGCTGGAAGTAGTTTTTTTGGTCATGTAGGTCAAGCCTCATTTAAAAAGTTCATTGCGCAATGTGATGAATATTATTTGATAAAAAAACTTTTCCCTAAATTGTTGAAAACCGTTCCTGTTCAAAGTGGTGAGGAATTTTTTGAATGGTTTGCAACTAACTATCTTGATGATCTTAAAAATGCTCGTAAGTCTGGTGACATTACTAAAAAGCAATTGCGTTCCGCTTATGATGATATTTCAGATAAAAATTTTAATGGTGCTGCACATCTCTACGATTTGCTTGATGGCGATTCATTACAGTTATTAAGTAATTTACTTGGTGATGATTGGTGGTGGGATAAAAATCCTAGCTTATCAAATAGCCACTATGTATTTCTATTAGACATTCTGAAAGATGTCATTGCCGAATTTAAGAAATTAGATGAGGTGATGGTATGAGCCAATTTACATTAGAAGAATGGCTACAATTGGTTGCTGACCTTAAATCTTCTCAAACAAATTTTAATCTTGGTACAGCAAGTCCTATTTTTCATGTTCAGGAAGAAAAAAAAGTCTATGGACTTAATTCAGAATATTCAGATAAGAGTTGCTGGATAGATGGAGAAGAAGGTACAGAGTTCGATACTGCACTTGATTACTTTAATGAACTAGATGCAGAAGATAAACATGCACTCAATGCTTTAGCAATTGATGCTCATAGTGAGCTTTTTACTGATCTTGATGCATGTGATCAAAGCGATGTTTTAAAAAAATTCTCAAATGATAATGATCTACATCTTTATAAAACAAATTTTAAAGTTGAATGGTTTGATGTTGGTGTTTTCTTAACGCACCAAGAAGCTGATTGGTTTATAAAACGGAAACAGCATGATTATGGAAAATTAAGAGTTTATGTCAAATCCCTATATTGGGCACCTCAACACAAACGATTGATCCAAGCAATTTTGAATGGAGAGATTAAGTACGTGGTTAAAGGGGCAGCTCAATGACTACCTTTGTAAAATTATCACACTCTTTTAAAACTCAATTTGATTTAAATTTCTCTGAAAAAATTATCGTAGATTTCTTTGCTGGTGGCGGTGGAGCAAGCACAGGTTTAGAAATGGGTCTAAACCGAAGCGTATTTGCAGCTGTAAATCACAATCCCAAAGCACTATCAATGCATGAGGCTAATCATCCTCACGCAAAACATTATGTTCAGGATGTTTTTGCAGTAGATCCTGTAGAAATCTGTGAGGGGTATCCAGTCGGCTGGTTTCATGCGAGTCCGGATTGTACTCATCACTCCCAAGCTGCTGGCGGTCAACCACGGAAAAAAGAGATTCGCGATTTAGCTTGGGTTATTCCTAAATTTGCTGGCAAGGTTAAACCAGACGTTATCTCAATGGAAAATGTTAAGCAGATGCTTAACTGGGGACCACTGATTGCTAAACGTGATAAAGCAACAGGTCGAGTAATTACTTTAGACAAAATAATTGTTAATGGAAAAAAACAGTATCGAGTTGCTGAACCTGGTGAATATGTTCCACGAGATAATCAATTTTTAGTACCTGATCCAAAAAGAATTGGTCAAACATGGAAACAATTTGTTCGTCATCTTGAGCGATTGGGCTATGTGGTGGAGTGGAAAAAGCTTGTTGCTGCTGACTTTGGTGCTCCAACTACTCGCGAGCGTTTATTTGTTATTGCTCGATGTGATGGTCAGCCAATTGTGTGGCCTGAACCAACGCACATAAAGAAATCGAAAGTAACTAAAGCAACCAAGAAAAAGCAAAAGTGGCGTGCAGCTGCTGAAATCATAGATTTTAGTGACCTTGGAAAATCTATTTTCAATCGCCCAAAACCATTGGCTGACGCGACATTAAAGCGTATTGCTCGCGGACTTAAAAAATTTGTTTTAGAAACAGATGATCCTTATTTGGTTGAGTCAACATTACCGTTTATTAGCCGAGACTTTGGGACTTCAACAGGGCATGAAATAACTGAACCTTTGGCAACTACGACATCAGCATTTGGTGGTCATAGTGCTTTGGTTAGTCCAATTATTGCGCCATTTCTGACTGAGTTTGCCAATGCATCTCAACAGCGGAATTGGTCTGCTGATCAACCATTAACAACAATTTGTGCTCAAGTTAAAGGTGGGCATCATGGTTTAGTTGCACCATTGCTTATTCATGCTGGACATGGAGAAGGTACACCAGAAAATCCAAGATGGAGTGATGGATGTGACAATATTCTTGATCCTCTAGGAACTATCACGGCTTCTGGTTCAAGTCGCAACTTGGTTGCAGCTTACATGATGCAAGCCAATGGTGGTTTTAATGAGACAGATGGGCGACATCTTTTCGAGCCTTTATCAACCATCACGAATACTGGAAGCCAGCAACAGCTTATTTCAGCACATTTTAGTCAAACAGATCTTAATGGTGCCTTACAAGTAGCTGCCTTTTTTATCAATTTCTATGGTAATGGCGATGCTCGTGACATCACTGCACCACTAGACACACTGACCACAAAAGATCGTCTAGCTCTGGTTACTGTTTGGATTAAAGGTGAACCTTGGGTAATTGTAGATATTCGAATTCGAATGCTCAAGCCAAGAGAGCTATATAAAGGCCAAGGTTTTCCAGATTCTTACGTCATTGAACAAGGTCATGATGGTAAGCCACTAACTAAAACAGAACAGGTCCATATGTGTGGGAATAGTGTTTCGCCTATGCCGATGGCAGCAATTGCTCGAGTAAATAATGTTTTTTTCAATGGTGGTGAAAAATGACGCAACCATTCAATTTATATCAAGGTGATTGTTTACAAGTTTTGAAAGAACTTTCTGATAACTCAATAGACAGCATTGTTACTGATCCGCCTTATGGACTTAAGTTCATGGGCAAAAAATGGGATTGTGAAGTACCAAGCATTGAAATTTGGCAAGAATGTATTCGCGTTCTTAAACCCGGTGGGCACTTACTAGCATTTGCTGGTACTCGTACACAGCATCGTATGGCTTGCAATATTGAAGATGCAGGTTTTGAGATTAGAGACATGATTGCTTGGATCTATGGTTCAGGCTTTCCAAAATCTCACAACCTCGATGGTGAATGGCAAGGTTGGGGTACTGCATTAAAACCAGCGCTTGAACCGATTACTTTCGCACGTAAACCTTTAATTGGTACGGTTGCTCAAAATGTTGAGTTATACGGCACAGGCGCTATCAATATAGACGAATGCCGGGTTCAAACGGCTGATGAGATTGCCAGTACTAAAAATAACAACATTAAAGGCAATGCGTATAACTCTGTAAAAGCAGGTATTAGAGACACGGTATATGTTCAAAACCAACTCGGAAGATTTCCAGCTAATTTAATTCATGATGGAAGTGAAGAAGTCTTGGCAAATTTCCCAATAACCGCCAGTGGAAGTAACAACAAAATAAAAGCTTCAAGTAAGGACCTAAACGGTAATACCAGTAATTCATTTGGTAAAGAAAGCCGTCCTTATGGGACAGAAACAATTTCTTATGGTGACAAAGGATCAGCAGCAAGATTTTTCTATTGTGCCAAAGCAAATCGTACAGATCGAAATGAAGGTACTGAAAGCTCAAATACTCCAATGCTGCAGATGAATTCAACAATGCGAGATTGTGAAAATGTTGATTGGTCTAAGCGGAATGGGAATTTTCATCCAACTGTAAAACCAACTGAACTAATGCGCTATTTGTGCAGATTAGTTACGCCTAAAGGTGGTGTAGTGCTTGATCCGTTTATGGGGTCGGGTAGTACAGGAAAAGCAGCCATATTAGAAGGCTTTAGCTTTGTGGGTATTGAACGTGAAGCAGAGTATTTCGGAATAGCACAGGCTAGATGTCAGTTTGTAAAAGAGGGCATTAGTTCAAAAATGCCTGATCAGCAAGATTTATTTATGGAGGCGTTCTAATGCATTACTACGAAAAGAAAATTGGTGATTATCATCGTAAAGCAGGTCGCCTTAACATTTTACAACATGGTGTTTATAACTTGCTTATGGATGCTTGTTATGACCGCGAAGCATTTCCAAGCGAAGCACAAGCGATTGATTGGGTATGGGCTGAAACTGATGAAGAAATTGCAGCAGTTAAGTTTGTATTGAAAAAATTCTTCGTTATGAATGAGGAAGGCATTTATATTCAGAATCATATACAAGAAGATTTAATCGCTTATAAAGCATATATAACTAAACAGGCAGAAAATGGCAAACAAGGCGGTCGTCCAAAAGGTTCGAAAAACAAACCAAAAACAGGTGATGATTCTGGTGAATCTCAACAAGGCGAACAACCAATTGAACAATCCAAAGAAAACCCAACGGAAAGCGAAATAAACCCAACGCTAACCCAAGAAAACCCAACGGAAAGCCAAAAAAAGCCTAAACCAATAACCATTAACCAAGAACCACTAACCAATAACCAAGATAGTAATGGTAATAACGCGAGTGAGGAAAAAGTTAATTTTGTCCCGATTCAGTTTGCAACCTACAAAGCACATGACAAAGAGTTTTACTCGTTACTTGAACTTGCAAGTGAGCATTCACAATTTCAAATGGACTTCATTGATCTAGCGGTACCAAGACATGAATCAATTTCATCAACTGATTTTCAAACCTTGCTACAAGATTATTGTGATTTCTTCGCAGCGAAAAACGATAAAAACACGCCGAGCATCTGGTTTGTGAAATGGCTTACTTGGATTCAAAACAATATTCAAGATGTGATTAAACGCCGTGAAAAACAAACCAAAGCGAATCAACCTGTAAATACTAATCAACCAGCTAAGGGCTATTTTGAGCGCATTCTCGATGAAGAACAAAGCGCAAACGCAATTGTGGATGTAACTCCAACAAAAAAGCTAATAGCTAATGTGGAGTACGGTCATGCATAAAATTACGATTCAGGATATCCGTATCTTAATTTCAGATTTACGAGTAATTCACGCTGCGCAATTCAACAAGAATTTTCCTACAACTGGTGATAACGCCGTACCAATGGAATTTGTTGAATCTAAAGCGATGGAATGTCTTTGTGATGTCAATATTGATCAGTTTGAACGTGCACGAAACAGATTATTGAAATCGGGCGGTAAGTTCATGCCGTCTTTCTCTGATTTCCGTGATTGGTGCATTGGTGAGACTTGGATGTCAGCAGATGAAGCTTGGGCTCGTGCATGTCGATTTACAGCCGATAAAAGTGTGCAAATCACTCAAATAACTAAAGTTGCATTGGATGAGGTTTTGCCAATGATCTTCGATGGGTATATGAAACCTGCACGAGAGCAATTTATTAATACATACAATGCATTTGTTGCAAAGGCACAACAAGTGGGACGCACCCAAGAAATGTATGTACCGCCAAAGCAATTGGAACACAAGAAAAAAAGCCATGCACCAGTGTCTAATGATGAAGCTGTACAGCGCCTTAACGCATTGAAGCAGAAGCTAAATATTACTAATCGTACAGTTCAACAACCGGCAAAACTTGAACCAAAACAAAACTTGGCAAGTCCAGCAGTTAAAGAACCGTGGCCTGATCCATTTGATCAACCCGACGAATATTTAGAAGCATGTGAGCGTGATGGTCTGAATGTCCCTAAAACCGTTATTAAGCATATTGGTGGTACAGCATGAATCAGACAATAGCTCAAGCAAAAGAGCCAACAGCAGCGAAAACAACGCAATTTAAAAAGGGTACAAGAGTACACATAGATTTCATTAGCGATTCACGTACTGAGTTTTCATGTAAACATATCAAAGGTGATGCGATTGTAGATCGCCATGAAGATGGTTATGTCTACGGTCAATTGGAACTAGGCACCCCGTTTATGTGCCCTGAAAACTTTGTTCAACTCACTTCACTGGAACTAATTAAGCAAATTCGTGAAGAATTCGAAACATGGTTAAAACAGCAAAAGCAATATTCAGTTTTGATTAATCAATATGGAGTTGATGTATTTACCTACGATTCAATTGATGGCTATCAAAAATTAGCTGTTGCATTGGCATTTGAGCTTTGGAAAGAACTTCGCTTAAGCCATGCTGAAAATAAAGCTTTACTTCATAAACTCAATACGTTGAACACTGCTTCAAAGGGTGATCATCATGGGTAAAAGTCGTAATTTATGGGAACAGTGGGCGAAAAACGGCAAAACTGAATTCTTTGCAATGCATCCTCTGATTGAAACCAAAACGAATCGCCAAGCACGCGCACGTCGAGCTTTAGATAAAAAAGTTATATTGCCATGTGCTGTGACTAGCGAAACAGTAAACGGTGATCAACTGCATCAATGCAGTACAGGCGGATTAGTGATTACAGGGAAAGGCTTTATCACTGTAAAACTCCCTTATGGCATTAGTGCGAATGATATTTGGCGTGCAACGATTGACGAGAGCACAGGCAAACAACGTAATAGTTTATCTGTTGGTGCTAAGAAATTTAAACGTCGTGTTTTTGAAATCTATGCACCTATTTTTAAAGCGCTTAAATGGAAAGCAACTTCACAACAATGTGAAATTCGATTGCTTGTTCAGCCACCACGAAAAACTCGTAGTTACAGTGCAAGCACATATCCGCGTTTTGATATTGATAACTATCCAAAACTGCTAATCGACTCTTTGAAAGGTACAGAGCTACTTTTTAAAGATGACAACATTTTTGTGAAAGAAAAAATCGAATTTGCAGAACCTACTGAAGATGGTTGTGTATGGCTTTCATGTGTATTTATCAACGAAACAAATTGGCTTGATAAGAAAGTGAACTTCGACTGGCTTGCTGGGAGAGTTGCGTAATGGCTAAAAGAACTGATTTAGAAAAACGAGTCTTGATCGGTCGTAAACTTGCACTTGCAAGAGAACGCCGTGGAATGCTTCAACACGAAGTTGCTATTGAATTGTTTGGTGTTGAGCAAAAGAACCGTATTAGTGAAATGGAGAATGGTAAGACATTACCAGATGCTGAGTTACTGCAAGTCATGTGCAGTATGTATCGGGTATCTGTCGATTGGGTATTAGGTTTTACGATTAATCCTGAACTAAACGAAACTGAATCCGTTGCAGGTGTTCTGTTTAATAGTGTTGGCGATATTTTGGCAGATAACCTAAATGCGATTACAGCACAGATTTCTTTGTTATGTGCAAGACATATCAGCTCGTTTCCCAAGGCGCTACAGGTACAGCTATTAGAGCAATCAAAAATAGTCGCAAAACAATTTTTGCAACTTGACCGCCCTCAACAAGAGAAATTACAACCTGTAATGATGGATTTAATCCAAACAATTCAGGAATGTGAAAAAGAGCGTGCAGTTCAATTCAATCATATTGCCAAAGGTTTGGAAGATATTTCAGATCGTGATGAGGGTGAAATTCAAGAGAAAATACTTCAAGACTTAAAGAGTCAACGTAAAACACGTTTCACTCAAACAACTTTACTTACTGATGAGAAAGATGAAGCTCAGTTCGATTTCTTTTCAGGTGATGCACTGAGTAATTAACTATGGCAGTGCAATCATATTCACAAGAAATATGGGATCGACTCAAATTAGTTTATGAGTCATCCCCTAAGATCACCTGGCAAAAACTAGTTGATCAAGTCGGTGAGGAGTTAGGCTGCGAAATGCCTTCTCCCTCAGTAGTACGCCGTAAAGCAATCGCTGAAAAATGGAAAAAGTGCACGAAAAATCTAGTCAAAAAGACTGCCCGTGAACTCAATAATGAAATTAAAAAATTGACTAGTAAAAAGACTAGTCAAGAAAGCACCCAAGATAATGAAAATGAAGGAGAAAATGCTAGTCAAAAATCTGTCAAAAAGCCGTCAAATATTGCTGAGTTTTGGGGTCAAAAATCAAAGTCAGATAATGGATTTAGTGCAGCTGATCTGAATAGACTGACTTCAGCACAAATCATTCAACAGAATCGGCTACGACTGGCTGATTTGGGCCAATTAGCTGGTGACACAATTACCAGTGTTATTCATATCAGAGATGAAGTTTTACAGCTCGATGTAGGAAATTTAGATCCTGAAGATAAAGAGGCTATAAAAATTATTAATGGCTTAAAGTTCAAAATGGGTTTGATCAGTCAAATCGTAGAGCTGAATGTTAAGCAAAGTATCACATTAGCGAATATCGCAAAGTCCGAAGCTTTATTTTGGGGCTTTGAGATTGAAGAACTCAAAGATCAGTCTGAAATACAGTCGAAACGCTCTGCGGTTGTGGCTGGAGCTGAAGAACGAATGAGACTTGCCAAAGAGAAAATGGCCACTGATAAAAAAGCAGCCTTTGCACGTAAGTTAGCAATGATTGAGGCAGGTGATCCTGATGATGTGGAGCTGGTAAATGACTGATGTAAAAAAACGACTTGAAGATCAGAAAATGAACTTTCTAAATACAAAACATTTGGATTGGTATGCTGATACATACATAAGAAATTATGTGGAGTTTCTTGAGTTTGACTATCAAGAAGCCTTGGCACTTGCTAAAGATAACTTTCAGAATGATTTAAGTTATTTGACTACATATATTGCTGAACTTAATAGTGCTTACGCTAGTGCGAAAGAATATTTAGAGATTTCATACGAGGAACACATCTATGAAAATTAAAACAAATTTAACTCATAGAGAGTTGTGTGAAGTCGGCGCTGCGTTGTTGAGAAAACCTGAATCTGCTAATGGACATGGTTGCCATTTTTCAATCGTTGAGCCGTCGTGCTATGGAGAGAATCCCGATGTATTCGGTGTTCGCCACGGCAATGGATACGATGTGGGCACAATTTTATTAGAAGCTAAAACTAGCCGTTCTGATTTCTTGGCTGATAAGAAAAAACCACATCGTATTGATCCAGCCATAGGCATTGGTAAATGGCGCTATTTCATTTGCCCGACAGACCTAATTCAACCTGAAGAATTACCAGAGAGATGGGGATTGATCTATGTTTCTAATGGTAAACGCTGCAAATACATTAAAGGCGCAATGGCTGTACCTAAAGAGAGGTATGACAATGAATGGAGTCAAAATTCTCAATATTGGCGCAATGGTAAAGCATTAGAACAAAGCTTTATCGATTTTGCTTTTAATGATCGAAACGTACAGAACGAGTTCAATTTATTGACGATGGCTTTAGCTCGATTAAGAGATCCTGAAAAGATTCTATACATGCAAAGAAATTTCACCCGGTTAGAAATGGAATGCCAAAGACAAGCGCATGAAATTCAGAAGCTACAACAAGATGCAAATCTCAATAATTGCTTACAGAACATAGAAAAAATTAAGGTGCAAAGTTTATGAAAACCAACGGAATAAATGAATACAAAGTAGGTGATTTTGTTTTACCTGTTTCACTTAAATATACAAATCAGGTTTGTGAACTAACTGAAGATTTGGGTTATGACTTTAAATATAAAACTAAGTCTGGTGGGTGGGGCTTTATTGTTAAATCCTATTTACCCACTAGATGGAGACATGCTACAGGTGATGAAATTACAAGTGGAATAGCATCTCAAATTCAGATAGTGAAAAGTTTTATTGCTGAATATGGTCTATTAAAGGCTATGGAAGTATTAAAGAATGCACCCGAAGGTTCAACACATCATGATTTAGTTACAGCAGAGAATATAGACTTATATTTTAATTCTAAAGATCACCTAGAGTGGTGCGAGTTAGAGCTTAGATGGTGTTTGCCAAGATTTAATTTTACCAATGAAATGATTATGGGAATGATTGATCTTGCTGAGTTAAAGCGTCTTTTAGAAAATATAGATTTAGTAAATAAAGTAGGTGGACCGAAAGCTGCTAAAGCTCAAGTAAAACAAGCCAAGGAGCATGGATATTCAACATTTTCTATTCCAATTGAATTGAATGGATCAATTGTTATGGGATGTTTAAATATTGATAAGTTAGAACAAGCTCTTTCTGACCACGATCAACTATTCGGAAATATCGAAACGTTGGGAGGTGAGCATGTTTAAGGACGGGGATTTTCTTGTCTATAAAGACCAAAATAAATACAAAAATTGCCTGTTCAAAATTATTGATGATGTGGATGCAGTTGCAATAGCTGTGGAAGATGGGAAGGAGTGCTTTGTTTACTTTGCCGATATGCGATTAGCAACAGAAGATGAAATCGCAGCAGGTCATAGAATAGACCATATCGGTGAGCCTAACGGAATGGATGAGAAATAAAATGTTAGAAAAATTTATTCAATATTGCCATTCAAAACATGAAGGTTTGAGTGATTACTACATCACTCAGATATATAACAACATGCAAGAATTGTTATATGTTCAGTTTTTAGAAGTAGAATTGCAGACTCAATTAAAACTAAATGAAAGCTTGGAGCAAAAGCTGAGTCAAGATAGTCAAATACTTCACAACATTATTGATATGGAAACCAGAAAAACTCAGAAATTGCAGAATCGAATCAATCATGTAATGAGTTTATTTGGTTGCCAGCAGGTAGTTAATCCAAACGATATTATTGAAGCTTTAACAGGTGATATAGACCAATCACTTTGCGATGATGAGGTTTGCCATGAATCAGTTTGAAATAGGAGAAAAAATTTTATATTTAGGTATTTATGGCAATGAGTTCAATTTAGTTGATGAGGTCATCGGTATTGAGGATGATGAATATCTTAATAGAAAGAAATACATGATCAAAAATACTGAGTCTGGTGAAGTTATAAGTCAGTATGGTACCAACTATAGGAAAGCGACTAAAGAAGAAGTCGCAGTAGGGCATAGGTTAGAATCAAACAATGGTCAAGCAATAAGGGTTTGTAATTTAAATAACAATTCTCGAAAGTCTTTCACTATGGATAGACAAATCAAGCAATCAAAAAATGAATCTTTGTTAGAGTATTTAAACAGATGTGAGGAACAAGTAAAGCGTTGGCCAAAGTGGAAAATCGAGAGCATTCGAGATGCTTTTGGTCTCAACACAATTAAAGGAAAACAAGCTGGAACCATATAAAATATTAGAGCTAGGTATGGCGCAAAATCACTCTATGTAAAAATAGGGTGATTTTTTATGTCTACGAATGATCAAAATAAAACCATTCTCCAATACGACGCACAAGGCTTTATCCTAAGCCTAAAAAATGCAAGAGAAGACGTATCCAAAATTGATAAAAACGTGGAAGTAATCCGCGATATTTTAATGGGTTTACACAAAGAAATTGAGAACCAATATTCACGACAAGAGAACCAATCGAAACTAAAATTAAGCGCATTAGAACAAGCACTCATTGATGCCCAGATTAAACCAGCTGAATTTTCTGATCTAATCCGCGAACAGGCAAATCCTTTAGTTCAATCTTCACTAGCTTTAGATCGAGTTGCTAAGTCTATTGAGGACTTAATAGCTGAATCAACTAAAACAGAAGATAGCAAACCACAGCCTAAAGCAAAGCCTAAACGCCGTGCGATTGAAATAAATAGCACTGAGGACGTTATAAGAGAATTTGGCAATACTGGTGAACGTCGACGTGATGCTAATGGGCGTTTCATAGGAGCTAATTCAGAACAATCAACATTGGGTAAAGTTGCTCAAACGATTGGTACAGCGATTAAAGGTGTAATGCCTTCGAATCCCCAAGGTGTTGACCCTACACTTGACGCAATTAATGAAGTTGCGACGGTACTATCACCAGTAAAGCGAGCAGCTGGATTTATGTTACGTCCGCTTACTGGTTGGATGAAGTCACGCAAACGCAATGAGCCCTTGCCTAAAGAACAAAGTGACCATAACCGTAAACAAGTAAAACTACTTCAGCGAATTGCTGATAATTTGCAATCTAGGGGCGGTTTGCTTGGTGGATTAGGAAAGCTACTTGGTGCTGGTGGTGGTCTACTAGGTGGCCTTTTGGGTGGTCTACTTGGCAAGGGTAAAGGTTTAGGTAAAGGTCTAGCTAAAATCCTCAAATTTGGTAAAGGTTTACCTGTAATTGGTGCATTACTCACTGCTATGTCATTTAGTGATTGGGGTACTAAATCAACCAAGGAAAAAGGCGGTACTGTAGGTTCGGCTGTCGGTGGAGTTGCTGGTGGTGCGATAGGAAGTATCTTTGGTCCCGTTGGTACAATTGCAGGGGCTGCAATAGGTTCATGGGTTGGTGAGAAGCTAGGTGGTATCGTTGCGCCGTATGTAAAAGAATGGACGGATTCTTTAATTGAGGCTGATATACCGTCAATGATTTCAAAGCTTGTCAGTGCTGCTTTGAAACTTACACCTGCTGGAATGGCTAAGTCACTGTATGACTGGGGTAAAGAAAAATGGAATGAAAAATTTAACGGGCAACCTAATCCAAGTTACTTGTTGCGAAGCCAATATGGTGGGAAAGGGGAAAATGGAGGGGAACCAGTTAAGTTTGGAGCTGCTTATAACTCGAATAAGCCTTTGGAAGAATCAGGAAAAAGAAATGAGGCTTTAGATTTTTTCATGGCAAAAGGGTGGAGTAAAGCTCAAGCTTCAGGGATCGTAGCTAATTTAGAAGCAGAAAGTGGTCTTGAGCATAACATTTATAATCGTGATGGCAGCGGAATGTATGGCCTAGCTCAGTGGTCTAAGACGAGACAGAAACAATTTAAAAAGAAATATGGTAAAAGTATTCAGCAAGCGACTTTTCAAGAACAGCTTGAGTTTATTAATTATGAAATGACACAAGGAGAAGAAATACCCGCAGGAACAAAATTAAAAAAAGCTAAAACGGCAAGTGAAGCAGGTCGTGTAGTATCAGAGTCTTATGAACGTCATGATGAAGGAGAAAGAGAGCATATAAAAAGGGCAAATTTAGCAAATAATATTTACACCAAATCAGAGGGAAATATTCAAACACATAAAGTTGACAATAAAATAAACAAAGCAGAAACACCTAAAAAATCAGATGATCTTGCAAAGTTTGCTCAAAATGCTGAAATTCCCGTAGCTAGTCCGACTACGCAGCAAGAAGCTGAAAAGATAGTACAAAAAGCAAAACAAAATGTACCTGTATTAAATATGCAAACCACAGTTAAACCTATAGCAGCAAGGTCCAATAATATTTCAGCGAATTATACACCTCCAAAAGTGGAAACAAATGTGTTGCCAGCAAAAGAGTTTTTAAATTCACCTGCACCACAGGAAGTTGTTGTTACTAATCAAAATAGTGGTACTATCAATCAAAATGTGAGCAATCGATTATTAGCTCATGCGATTACTGGTGGGTTGGGAATGGGGGACAAGTTTAATGGGTAAACTGGTATTTAGCCTAATTTTAGGAATTTTGCCAATCGCTGCAAATGCTAATTATTTTCCTCCTCTGGATGTTCAAAAACTGATTGAACATCAACAGGTTCTTAATGAGAAATGTCGCGGTGGTTCTGGTAAAAATCCAAAGACATGGCAAGCTTGTAATAAAAGGGATGAAATAACCAAAAAAATAGAGAAGAAAGGTTATTGTAAGGGATCAGTCAATAAGGATGCCTACGGGTATGAAAAGGAATGGATTCCTTGTAAATTAGATAAGACAAAACAATAGTCGGACTCTTTAAAATATATTAGTAATGGAAGTAGAAACGAAATTTATAAGTTTACAGTTTCATATCTAGTACCAAAAAATGAAAAATGCGAGCCTTTGTTCCGAGAGCTTGGAGTTATTTTAAAGAACAAAGATGCTGATTGGGATAACTTTAAAAATTCAGATCAAGCTAAGAAGTTAATTGAGGATATAACGTAAGCTGCAAAGGAAATGATAGCTGGTAAAAATTCAAATTGAAAAGAAGCTCACCGATGGTGGGCTTTTTATTGGAACGTAGGTCAAGACAATGACAAGATTCAAATCAAAATAGCCTTATAGAAACATAAGGCTATTTTTATGGGCACTTTAAACTTAACGGCAGTTACACCAGATACACCGTATATCAAAAAAATCAAATCAGCTTTAGAAAAGGCAACAGGTCAAAGCATCCCGTTGGTTGAAATTAAAAAGGTTCAGCGTAAAGGTGGTGTAAGCGTTGTACCCATCTTTTTAGTATTTGCTGGCGGACAAGAGCTAACATTATTCGCTCGTGCAAGTGCAGATGTATTCAAATCTGAATTGAACGGAAAAGAGATTGTTTTACCAGGTGATTTCAGTGACGATTACCAACAGACTTTTGATAACGCCGTTTCTGGAATGGCAAAGTTAATTCGTGAATCACAAGCCAAAGTTGAGCAACAAAACCAAAAAGAAAAGGTCAAATTGCCACCACGAAAAAATCGTAGTATCCAGCAGCAAATCAGTGATAAGCGCGAAGAAGAAAGACAACTCGATCAAGAGCTATCAAATCTGACAGCACAACGAGATCAACTACTCGAACAATTGAAACAAGCACAGGCAAATGCAGCTTAAAATCATAAAAAAGGCTACTTCGGTAGTCTTTTTTATTGGAACAAGAATAAAAAATAGTAGCTCTGAAGCAATAACCTAAACATAAAGCTTTGGAGTCAGCCATGTATCTCAACTTTCAATCTGTCATCATTGATATTTTTATAATTGCTTGCTTTGTTGTGCATGTTTGTCTTGCATTTGGCAGCATTAAATCAATGTCAGCAGCTTTATCAGCCTTATTAAACAAAGGTGTAGCTGATGTTATATTCAAGAAAGTAAAACGATTGATCTATGCATTGTCATTTCTCATTTTAAGCATCTCTTGCCTGATTACATGGCGATGTTATGAATTGCTTTCATTCTTGGATGTGAGTGGTTTTGGACTCTATATCTTTCTGAGTGCTTTTTTAATTTATGGCTTTGGAATTTTATCGATTTATTCCTTTTGTAAAATTCTGCTCATGACAGCACATAGGGCAGGCTTATGATCGATTACAACAAAATCTTAGCAATGATCGCGCATTGGTTAGAGTCAGAGATCAATGGATATATTGGTTCAGATTATGGCCCAGATTTTAATAGCTTATTTTTAGCACCACTAAGCGCACCAGTTGCCAATACCTTTATTCAAAAAATGAAAAGCGATATTCCAATCCTAAAACAGTTAAGCGCTGATCAATTTCAGATGTGGGCACAAGACGAAGGTTTTGAGACCAAAATTATCTACTTAAGAATTGGTCAACAGATCGTAATTAATTTAAATGAAGTGCGCGAGAAGCAATTAGCGCGAAATGGAGAAACCTTCGATGTTGACGCAAGCTGATTTTGAAGCACGATTGATTGCCAATATAGATGATTTTGAAATACTGGAACGTTATAACGCACAAGATCCAATCGTCTTAAAGTTCTTACGCTCATTGGGTGCATATCTTGCATTATTCGGTCAAGAATTTGAAATTTCTGAACTTGAACCATTCAAAAAAACACGAGATCGTTCCATCCTAGCCGATGCATCAAACAAGGGTATTCTCCCTATTGGGATGCCAACACAGCATATTTTGGAGGTCATTAACCGATCTGCAAATAGTATTACGCTGAGCCAAGGACGATTAATTGAGGACAATAGTGGTGGGCGATATTGGCGGTTATTGCAATCTGTCACTGTTTCAGCAGGTTCTACAGGTGAAGTTTTAGTAGAACAAAGTGAATATAGAGAAATTCAATATACGATATCCAATTCTGAAAGTTTTCATCGTTATGAGCTAAAACTACAAGATGATTTGGCTTTAGCTGGATTAACAGTTCGAGATAATACTAATCAGAGTTATCAGTTAAAAAAACGCTGGATGAATGTCGCGCCTTTAGATTATGCATTTAATCTTACAACGGACAGCCTACGTCGTATCTTTGTCGAATTTGGTGATGATGATAGAGCAGGGCGAACAGCTGCAGCAAACCAGACTTTTACTTTTGGCATCCTTGAGACTTATGGAGATGTAGACGTTTCAAGATTAAAAGATGCGTCATTAGCTGAGGTTTTAACTACGGATGAAACCAAAGTGTCAGTACGTTTTAAGCAAGGCGGTGTTGTTCGAAAGGGTGCAGATCCTTTAAATATTTCACAGTTAAAAGTGCTTTCAACCTATCCAGCACTTTATGATGAAGATGCCGTATTTTTAGGTAATTTTGATCAAGCTGTAAGAAAAAAGTTTATGGCTCGTTGTCACTATATTGCGGTATGGAATGAGAACGAACAAGATCGGTACTATGGGGCAACATACCAGGATATAAATCATTTACATATTGCCGTAGTTGCAAAGGATATTGCTGAGCAAGCAAGCTTAGAACAAGAAATCATTCAATACATTGGGCAAATCGATAACCTGTACAAAGATCGGGTACGTGTACACGCTGTTGTTGAAAAACCTTTTGTGGTGACTTTTAAAGGGAGCTTAGCAGCGGTACATGCCGTGGATGTTGTAAAAGCACAAATCAAAGAGTTGTTTTTGGAACGATATGGACAGACACAGCTGAGTTCAAGCCGGTGGTTAGTCACAGGGTTTAATTCACAGGAAATCTCAACACAGGTACGCAATAAAATTACAGCCTTTCAGGACAACATTAGTGACTTTTCGTTGATGGTTCCCAATGAGCTGAATAAACCACATGAATGGGTTTATATGTCAGCAAATAGCATCACGATCATTTTAGAACGGTCCGCTGAAATGGGGGTTGCATGGAACCTATAAGTTTTACTCGTCCAATAGATGAGCAACCGAACAACCACATAGGCTTAGAAACGGCAATGGCAAAGGCTTTTAAACAAGTCTTTGCAGATGTATTTCAACAGCGGATTCAAGATATTTTAGATTATGGCGCACCGCACTTAGGTAGCCGAACCGTAGTCGAACGCTTTACAAAACAAGATGGGTTAGTGGTTCTACGCCGTCCGCAGACCTCAGATACCTTGATGCGCGTAATCTATGCAAATTGGTCAAGCATGGCAAATAAACGAGGCTTAGGATTTCTTGAGTTTGTATTGCGTATGCTATGGACTGATCAGTGGCAAATTAAACGGATGTGGCATCCAATCAGCACTTATACAAGTTACCCGTTATATTTGGTTGACGAAGAAAAGCCAAATCATTTTCTAACGAGTCGAATCCGTATTTCGATTGATGAATCCGTAGATTTAGCAGAATTAATTGAGCTATCTCCAATTCTTAGAAAATTAGTACCAGCCAATATCGTGGTAAAAGTACATGCCAAAGCTTTAGATACAGAACTAGGTGATACTGAGCTTGGTGCAGCAGTAATCGCTAAAAATTATCTAATCTTTGATGAAAGTAATGGGATAACCAATAATTTACCTGTGAATCAAAACACGATTCAGGACTTTGATTTTGCAGTCATACGCTATATCTGGGATGGCAATGGTGGTATCGATTTAGATACTCGGACGCGAATCATTAATCCATCCCGAAACATTGACGTGGGTTGGAGTAGAGCAGTTTCAGATGGCGCGTATTTATTTTGGAATGGAGACAATACGGGAAGTGGTGTTGAAAGTGTTTTGCTGAATCTAAAGCAGCTTAAACAAGATTTCTCTAACCAGAATAACTTTGAAATCTCTTTAAGAGCGTACTGGTACTCACAAAAGAATACAGGCAATTTCAGTATTCAGTTTGAATCCTATAAAGGCGGTACCATGCAACCGAATGGCTATGATTTTGTAAATGTTGGGGGGAATTCAGTTCAAAGTATGAGTTTGAATGCGAATGTTCAGCATCAACAGAACTCAAATAATGATGGTGTAGAAGTAGGGCGATTGACTTATCACAGCTCGACGCTCGAAGGTAGTTTGATACTCGTTTGATAATTGGAACTCAAGAAAATGAAGTTCACCTAACAATGGTTTTATGTATCTGTTTGATGAAACAACATAAACCATTGTTAGGATTTATACATGACTCAAGACAATAATGAAGAAATTGCACTAACAACCGATGTGGGTAGTGATGGTGATCTTCTTGTGGAGCAATTCTTAGGTTTCGCAAAAAAAGATATTGGCGACGAAGAATTTGAAAAATTAATGGCTGGTCAAACGGTAGAAGGCGTAACAGCCTATAAACCAGCAACCTATTACAAAATTTCAGCCGATCCGAGCTCTACTGACTATAACGAACCTTTTGATATTCATCTCCATTTCCAAGATGGTCCAACATTTGTTGATGGTGTGAATGGCGCGACCAATGAATCGTTATTAAAGATCCTGATTCATCGTACTCAATACCTAGACAGTAAATTCCCATCAGACCAGAACAAAAAAGCTATTGCTGCTATGCAAACTGCTTTAGCTGAATTTGATGCACGCACAGCGGAACGTCAAGCGCGTGGTGTTGAAGGACAACCAGTCGAATAATCGTTTTAACTCAGCCCTTTGCAAATTTGCTTAGGGCTTTTTTTCTTACTGAGGATGTTGAAATGCGTTTAAGTCGTATTGCTTTGATGAGTGCGTTGGGTGTGATGTTAAGTGGTACTAGTGCAGGGGTTGTGGGTTCTGTACCAAGATCACATAGTAAATACTCAATTCCAGAATTTACACCAACCAAAGTTGATAAAAAGCCGAACAAAGTTAGTCAAAAGAAACGCCGTATGAATGCACGCCGTAAGGGGCATAAATAAAGGGGTATAAGGATGAGTTGGATAGTTTCATTTTTATTAGGTCTTGTGTTTATAGCAACTTGTAGCATTTGGATCGTTGCCATTATTGCTTCATATCAAGTTCAAAATTATTTGGACATTGAAGAAATAGTAATTGATGAGGAAATAACCAAAGAGTTTAAACCTTTACTGGCAGAAGCACTTAAAAATATGGAACCTGTGAAGATTTATCCTTCTAGTGAATTGCCTATCATTCAAGTGAGGTATGAGAGTGGAATTATTAAAACCAAAGCTGACTAAAATATACTGTAGTAAACACCAAACCTATCAATATGTAGATTTAGCGGAAATTAATTCAATCGAAGTTTCAGACTCAGATTTTGGCCGTGGTGGTTATACATATGGGAAAAGTGAATATTCCAGTGTAATGATTGGACTCAAAAGTGGTCATTCTTTAAATATGACAATTAAAACCGCAGATATTGAAAAGCTTTTAGTGTTGGAACACAACAAAATTTAGCCTTAACCAGACTGCAAAAATGGCCCTAATACATAATCTATTGGGGCTTTTTCATGTCTGAAACAGGTCGAAAAACGAAAAGGATTACATACAATCTTCATGAACGTGGTCGCAGTCATTTAGGGAAGGACCGCAGCAATGTTGATATGAATGAAATGATCAGACAGATCAATAGTCCACAAGTACAAGAAATGGTTAAAACAGGGACTTTATACGGCTATAACGGTCATGAAATCCGTAAGCGTTATGGGATGAATCCACCTGATTCAGTCATTATTGATGGCAAGGTGGTTTATTTAGAACGCTCATTTAGAACAATCGAAGCTCATGCTGATAAAGAAGGCAATGTTACCCATGTCACTGAGTTCTTAGATAACGAATCGGGTGAATATGCACGTAAGCAATATCTGGCTCGTGTAGGTGGATTTAGTTCAGCACAGAACTATAAACGTGCTGGATTAGGTCTAATTCCTGTGGGGTTTTATGGCTTTGATTATGTGACACAGCCGAACTACACAACCAATGTGGGTGATGGTCAATTATTTGATGGCTTAGCCATTCCAGTTGAGCAGGATGGATTAATTGCAGCGTTTGATAGCACCACGGACGTTAATTTACTTTCGCCGTCAGAGGCAATGATTGCTCATTTACTAGAACAGCAAATTGTACGTGACTTTGACAATATTCATGCTCAACTACAGCTTTTACAGATGAATGGTCAAGCATTAGACCAAATTAATGAATTAGCTGGTCAAATAGCACGTAAAGAGAAACGACAAGCGATTCAAGATCAACGTAAACAAGATTTATGTTCTGGCTTAGTTGGTGAGGTACGATCATTTGATTCTGTTTGCGCTGAAGCTGAAGAACGTCTTACAGCAAGTGATTTAGCGCGGATGCGAATCAGCGGTGAAACACCCAAAAATAACAAAGCAAAACCACGCATTTTTAAGAGCATGTTTGGATTTGGAGGGTAAACACTTATGTCTTTACCTAAAGATTCGCTTAAATGCATTCAGGATGCTTGGTACAAACTCCTAGTCGATTTTCGGGCATGGTATATGCCTGAAACCATTCAGACAGAAGAATGGAAAAAGCGAGATATTAAAATAGCGATTAAGTCATGTCCTAGCAGAATGATGGATGACTCAGAAGCAATGCTTGCAGAATATCGCAAAAGCCAAAATGCAGAAGTTGCAGGTGGTGCAACGGCATTCATGCCAATCATGTTGACTGCTACAGCGATGTTAGATCAACCGCCTGATACGATGCAGCTTTTACCGATGCCTTATTTTGTGCCTATTGTGATAGGCGATAAGCAAGTAAAAATCCGACTAATCGCTAAAACAGTTAGAGCGCAATTAGCTTTCTACGCAACCAATGCACACGATGCTCGTTCAGTATGCGACCAGTTTTGTACTTATGTCCAAGATGAGGGTAAACGCCGTTTCCAAGTGCCTTTTGATATGGGCATGAATCATATTGAAAAAAGTACATTTACGATTGTTGAGAATCAATTGTTTCCTTCGCCTGTACCAAGTGAAGCAATTAACCTGTCTATCTTTACTATTGATGCTCAATTAGTTGGCTATGCACCACAAATTATTGGACTTGGTGGTCCTAACGATAATACGACTGACAACGGCTACAATCCGGACGGTTCAGTAGTTGATAAGCCAATTCAGGATCTAGTTGTCATTCAGGCTGATCAATTCTCAAGTGATGGCCATACCCGTGTTTTGGCAGATCGTGAGACAGGTGATATTACTGTGGAGCGTATCGATGACTGAAATTATTAAGATTGATGCGCGTGTAACTGGATTTTCTAATGATGAAATACGGTTAATCAGCCTTTGTTTTGCGGATTCTGGTCAAATCCTTGTCCAAAAAACAGAGATTTTCACGGCTTTACCTGTGCGTCCAGATCAGCAAGCCGACACGATTGTAGTGACGGATTCGCCGAATTTAATACAAAATTGGCAATTAAAATTTGATGCACAGCAGCATTTAGAAGAAGTGATCAAGGTCTATCAAGCAAGCTTTAGAGCTGGTTTGGTTGAGTTTGAAAAGTCTTTAGAACGTTACAACCCAATGAACATTTTGCAAGTCCGAAAGATTGATAAAAACGGACCACAGCAAGAGTTTGATAGCAGTTCATTAGATAACGGCCATATCGCAGCATTAATTTCTATTTGGGCAAGTCATAAAATCGCTATTTCTCATGCAGTCACATCAAAAGAGGAAGTCAAAGAAGAATACATCGATAGAACCATGTTGCCGTTTAGTATTTAAAGCGGTGATGTATGGCTCTAAAACCACTTAAAGACATCCCAGAATGGTGGGAACTCTGTGCACGTTATCGTTATGACATTTATGCCTTTGCAGTAGAGGCTTTAGGTGTTACACCGACTTGGCAGCAAGAACTTCTATTTGAATCAATCCAGTTTGATGGTAGCCGTACATCGGTTGCATCAGGCCATGGTTGCTTCGGTAAAGGCACAAAAATACGTTTAGCCAATGGTAAGTCGAAACGTGTCGAAAAAATAACAATAAATGATGCGGTTATGGGCACGGATGGCTTCTCACCACGGGAGGTCATTAAAGTTGTTCAGGGATACCAAGAGCTTTATCAATTTGAATATGAAAATGGTTCAAAGCATGTCTATAACAAATCTCATATTCTTTGTTTAGTCTCACTCGAAACAAAAAACGGTTGGAAAGCAGGCGATACCATTGAAGTCCTGGTATCGAAATACCTTGAATGGCCTGAAGAAACAAAGCGCCAATTTGCTGCATACGAACTAAAACATAGAAAATTCCAGCCTGTAAAAATTAATAATGTCACAGCCTTGGGTGAGGGTGACTATTACGGCTTTGTCCTCGATGGTGATGCAACTTTCCTAACCGCTGATGGCATGGTTCACCATAACACGGGTAAGACTGCATCGGCTGGTATCGTTGCTCTGTGGCATTTATTGTTTTTTGATGAATCCATTACGATGTTTACTGCTCCGCAAATCGGACAGTTAAAGAAACAAGTCTGGAAAGAAATCAGTATTAACCTGTCACGGCTTAAGGCTGGTCCACTTGGTTGGCTTGCAGATTATGTCGGTTATCAGTCTGAATTAGTCTATATCAAAGGCTATAAAGAAAAGTGGTATGTCTTTGCTAAAACTGCACCAAAGCACCAGCCAACAAACTTGGCAGGGAACCATGCAGATAACTACTTACTTTGGGGTGAGGAGGCAAGTGGTATTCCTGATGAGGTTATGGATGTTGTCCTTGGCGCATTGACGCATGAGGATAACAGAGCTGTTTTAACTTCACAGCCGACACGTAACGCAGGTTTATTCTATGAGACTCATCATAAATTAAGCCATAGAGCAGGTGGCATTTGGATAGCTCTAACATTCAATGGTGAAGAATCGCCACTCGTAAGTAAGCAATCATTAGAAGAACAACGTCAAAAATATGGTAGTCGTGATGATCCACAATATCAAATCCGTGTTTTAGGACAATTCCCAGACCGTGCTGATGAATTCCTGATTACAAAACGACAAGCCGAAGAAATGTATGTCGGTGCATCGATTTTCGAAGAACACATTTTTGGTTACGTGATTACGGTCGATGTGGGCGGTGGTGTTGGTCGAGATGATTCTGTTATTGCCGTGTCTAAAGTTTGGGGTGAGTCTCAATGGGGAGATCGAGCGCGCCGTGTTGAAGTTGTAGATATTCCACTTTGTAAGAATAAAGATGACATCACAGAACTTTTTGCCAAAATTAATGAATGTATTCTGAAATATCCGAATGCAACTTTAGTTGTTGATGATAATGGCGCTGGTAAAGGTTTAGGACAACTGCTTAAGAAGCATGGTATTTGGTACATGCCTGTATATTGGGGCGGTGCTTGCTTCAATAATGACAATCGAAAAGAGTATGTGAATAAACGTGCCTTGGCTTACGTCTGTTTAAAACGAGCAATTGAATCTGGCCGTTTCAAAGTTAAAACTAAGAAGTATTTAGTCAAAATTCAAGATCAAATAATCAAGATACCATACACATTTGATGAGCATAGCCGATACAAAATTTTGAGCAAAGATGAGATGAAACGCCAAGGGATTAAGTCCCCCGATTTAGGTGACGTTTTTGCATTCTTATTTTTAGAAAATGTGTTCTATACAGAAGCATATGAGAATGTCGTCATTGCAGATGATAGTCCTGAAGCACAGGAACGTGCAGAGCGTAAATCTAGGTTTGATCAGTTAAAAGAAGCTGCTAAAACACTTGATTAGTCATGATTGGAACATGGAAGCAGAATACACACTATTAGGTCATAACATTCAAATTCTATTTAGCTATAGGCTTGAATTATGTCTTTGTATAATGACCCACAATGGATAAAAGATTTTCAAATTTATCAAAATGATATTTTAAAATTTTCTATTGATGCCTTTAGATTTCAACCAACTTGGCAACAAGCACTATTATTCGAAAACAGTGAAGTTATGGGGAGTCGTATTTCAGTTAAATATGGTTGGGGATGTAATGACAGCATGATAGAAGCTTATGCGGTAATTGCACTTCATAATTTGCTGTTTATAAAAGATTCAGCAACTATCATTATGACACCAAGTGACCATAACTCTCACGCTGTGATTTATAGTGTTATAGAGAAATTTATAAAACGCTTAGATTTAAACAAATTATCCTATTTATCAAAATATATAACGAAAAATCAAAAGATGTTTAGCATCAAAAAGTATGAATATTTTACTTACATTAAAATTATTAAAGATACTTCCAGTGTTGGACCTATAAGTATTGCAGGGATATTGAATCACAATTATTTATTTATTGCTTTTGATGCAGAAAATATCGAATATGAATGGTTGTCTGTAGGTTTGTCTAATATGGCACAACCTGAAAACCGATGTATATTCTCTCAAAAGATGGATACAAATATTTTAAATACTGGTCAATTTCATCAATTTACTAACCATGAAAATTGGAAGCAATTTACGTTTAGCTCAGCTGAAGATCCTAATCATGTTTGGAGTAAACAAGATCAGTTTGCTATGAAAATTGGCTTAAAGTCATGTGTGATAGATGGCGAATATTATAGGAAATCTAGCTTTTATAAATATTCAATAAACTTTGAAAATGCTTTAAGTTCGATAAAGTTAAATCAATCACCAGTTGATAGTGGGCAATTGGTTTTATCTATTCAAGACTTTCCATGTGAAAGAGCAGTCATGGCGCTATCTTTAGTTGATAAAAGAGATTGCGTTGAAGTAATTGATATTCCATTTTATAAGGATTTTTCCCTCAACTCGATGTTTTTAATTATAAAGAATTTATTAGAACAGCACCCTACAATGAATATTCTCCTTAACTGTTCTGGTAAGGGTGAATTATTAAAAAAATTGCTAGAAGAAAATAAAATTGATTTTAAACTTATGCTTTGGGGTGGACCTTGTTTTAAGCAAAGAAATCGTGAAAAGTATTTTAATAAACGAGCATTTGCCTTTAACAAATTTCAGACAGCGATTGAAAAAGGTAAATTTAGGTTTAGCACAAATAAGAAGCAATCACGATATTTAAAAGAAGCCGTGAATATTCCACACCGCATAAATGATTCAGGGCAATATAAAATTCCAAGTCGAGACGAAATGAGACTAGAAAATTTGCAGCCATTAAATTTAAGTAGTGTTTTTGCATCCTATTTCATGAATGAGTGATTTGGAACTAACCGCTTAAGCAACTATTTAATAATCCCAAAATAGCCATAGTGATAAATAGGTGATCTATGGCTATTCAGTTTTATTTAACCAGTGCAGGACGAAACGCAGCGCTCAATGCTGCTAGTTTGGGCTTAAATGTTTCATTGACGCATATCGCCGTTGGTTCAGGAAAGTATGATCCGTCAAATGCGATGACATTAACCAATTCGGCACTTGTATCTGAATTTGAGCGTTATCCCTTGAATGGTGGAAGTGTTGAACCTATATCACATACTTTAAGATTCGTTGCTAATATTGAACCTACTCAAACCGCAGACGGTTACGAACTAGGACTAATCACAGATCAGGGTGTTTTATTTGCTATCGCAGCTACAACTTCCAATACACCGTTAATTCGATTGGTTGCGAATATTGTATCAATTGTCACCTTTGGAATGATTTTATCCAATCTCAATTTAAGCAACATAGTTATTAGTGTTGATCCAAATACACCTATTGCCGTTGCACTAATGAATCAACATCTTGATGGTGTTAATCCACATCCTCAATATGCTACTAAAACATTGGTGAATAGTTTAATTGACATCAATGTTGAGAATGCTGTCGATTATTTAGTCTCTTTACTTGCAGCACATCAAAATGCTTCAAATCCTCATCCTCAATATCTCCTAGCATCAACTTTTGGTGTAGAACTAAAAATGACAGCCAGTGTGAATACTGAGATCAAAGATGAAAATCGAGTATTCGGATGGAATGGCGAAACAGGGGATACTTTAGCTTTTCATAAAACACCACAATGGTGGGTTAAGCATGATGAAACTGTAACTTTCAAACCATTTAGATCATATGGATATTTCCTCTTGAATCTTCAATTTCAGCCAGAGGGATATGCTAAATTAGATATAGCAATCTTTAATAAAAATAATCAAAAACTCACTGAAAATAATATCGTTACTGTTAATTCAAAAACTTATAACGAAGTAATTAAGCATGTGTTTTACTTAAACCCAGGTGAATATGCAAAAGTAAGAATTTATGGTGAAGTATGGGATGATAATTGGGGATTTTTTAGTGGTTCTATATATGTTGATGATCGTCCAAAAGTATTTAGTCCAGTCGGATACCAATCAAGTGTCAATTTAACGAATATTGTTGAAAATGGAAGTATTTCAAATGATATTCCGCTTGATTATACAAATTTCTCAAGTTCTGAATGGTCAAGATTTGATGCAGATCAAAATCTACATATAGGATTAAGTTCAACCACATCTTTTACTGACCCATCAAATGTAAATCCTCATTATCACCGAAGATTATTTGGAAGTAATATTGCCTTGTGGATTATTATTCAAGTTGGTAAACAGACAACACAAACACCAAGTGATTTAGAAGCAGTTGATTGTAAAGTTATTCGTGGTTCCACAGATAATCAAGGAAATATTGTTATCACAATTCCGCTTTCAATGCGTTCAGTTTCAACTCCAAATAATGAAACGTTGGTTTATCAGGTTGCTTACTATTCTTCAAGTGTAAATAAAACAATAAATGATTCAGCATTTCCAGCTGGAAACCTTGATGGCATACATGAATTCTATGTGAGGCATTGAATTTATGATCAATGAATATCGAAATGCGATCAGAGATCTAATCAATAAGAACATTCAGCAGGGAAAGCTGAATAGTCTTATTGTCTGGGATATTAAATCAGATGAAGCACAAGATCCTACATTATTGAGCTTTAGAATTTATGGTTCACGTAATCACACGGATGTGATTCAGATCGCTTGTGGTGTGTCTGGAATTTGGGAAAAGTTACCTGAAAAACGAATTGCAGTACCTTTAATCTCTGACGTAATGCGCTTACGCCGTGAATACCAGATGTAGGTGTCAGCATGTCGAATAATGAAGCATTTCAAGATGCATATAATCAAATGCAAGAAGCACTTAAAAACGGCAAATTGCGTAGAGATTTGCAAGGTCGTAGAAGTGCTGACAATCAACAACGGGCATTCGCAGAACGAGAAATTGAATATGATGATCGTGGACGTAAAATCCCACGTCCTATGTTTTTACGTCCAGAAGACATCGCCAAAGGTGTCGATTATGATGTTGAAAAAGTTTTATATACAACTCTAGGACAGCAAAAGGGCGAACCACCAAGACGAATAACTCGTGATGACATTTTAGCGTTTCAAGACAATATCCTGTTGCTGAAGGATCAATATAAAAAGGGTATTACGGTTCAAAACATTATTAATTTAAGTCTGCAAGATGATATTGATCGCGCTAATCAGCAAATTTATATGTCTGTACCTATCAGTCGGAAAAGCGGACTAGTTCATTTTTTAACGAATGCAGGTCCTGATAGCGAAGACCAAAACCATCATGTCGAAGTTGAGTTTGCTAACTTTGGTTCAGTTGTTTTTGATATTAAAAAAGAAGCTGTTAATACGGTAAAAAACCGACTTGCCAATGGGAAAATTAAATTTGAGTGTGATTGCAAACGTCATACTTATTGGTTTCGCTACATGGCAACCATCGGAGGTTATGGATTAGGTCGTGATGAAGGCGGTTTTCCAAAACATCGTAATCCACATTTATCTGGTGTTGCCTGTAAGCATGTTTTGCGCGTGGTGCACTGGATTATTTCTCCAGCTGGAATTGAATATCTTAAAAAGCAAGTTGAAATTGATCGTAAAAAACAAGTCGGTGCACGCTATAAACAGACGGATGCACAGATCAATGAACAACTTAATAAGCAATTAGCCGATTTAGAAACGGGAACCACAAAACCAATTGTTAGTAATATTCAAAAAGCTGAACAGGAAATGATGCGACGTGCCGAAAAAGTCGCTAAAAAGCACTTTGCTAAGCAAATGAAAGAAATAAAAGCTTTAGAAAATAAGATGCATAAATTAGCAGTTCAAGCTCAATTAGAAGCTGTGCTGCAAACACTGAGTAAAGATAAACAGACTCAAGCCAAACGTATGGCTGATCTTTGGGTAAGAAATGAAATTACTCAAGCTGATTTTGATATTTATATGCGAGGTCTAAATGCTAAATAATGCAGTCAATCGAGTAGCAAATGGCCGTCATTTAGCTGCAAGACGTGTTGTTATGAATACGCTAGGAAGTATTCCAAGCCAAGTATGGCGTAAGCGAATTGTATATAGCAATCCAGCAGATGCTGGTCTACCTGTAGATCCGCTTTCATTCGAAGCGAATGCCTTATCAATCCAAGATGAACCCAATTATGAATATGATCATTTAGGTTTTGCCTATGTTCTTGCAGACAAGTTTAACGGGGGTATGATTCATAAAAATAACAGTATGAATAACCCTAGTGATTTGACCTTAATCGTTCAAATTGCTGCTTACAACGCTGATTTAGACACTTTGACAGAGCAGATTAATGAGATACCAGATACCCAATTTCAAGAGGGTGATTTGCTGGCTTTGATGATCTATGAAGGATTCATTGTATGGTTTGAAATCGTTGGAATCACTGGGCAAACTTTGATGTCAGATTTTGGTAAAAAGTATGTTTTAAACCGCCGTGATGAGTTAGGTATTGATCCGATTCAGAGCGAAGTAGAGTTAAGGGTGGCCATTAAAGTGTTAAGAGATTTAATAGAGTTCAGACGAGGCGAAGTTTTTAACACAGGAATTAGCTTTACTGACAAAGAAAATAATCAAAGTCTTGAACTTACTAATGATATGCAGATCACAGCTCAAGTGAAATCAAATGCTGGTCAACTCATTTCTACTTTGGATGTTCAAAAAGATAGTGATCAAGTTGGGCGTGTTTGGGTGGAATCAATAACAGATAGTAGCCAGTGGCCGTTAGATTATGCCCAGTTAGAAGTCACAATTAAGCAAAATGATGTCGTCATAGGCGAACATATATTGCCTTTCAAAGTGGTGTAACCATGAAAACAGCAGCTCATATTAATTTATCTGGTGATCGTCCGAATCGTTGGGGGTCAGTGAAAGGCAATTTATCTGATCAGACAGATTTGAATGAAGCCTTACAAGGCAAAACAGGTCGAGAAGAAACAACAGGATTAGCTGAAAACTTAAATCAAGTACAAGCTTTGGCTCAAACGAACGAGCTAAAAATTGGTACCAAAGCAGACCAAATTGATTTAGAAACGACACAAGTTCAAATTGAAAATAATCGTTTAGCTATTCTCACGAAAGCTGATATTCAAGCTTTAGCGTTATTGACTCAATTAGTTGATACAAAAGCAGATCAAGCATATGTTAATCAGCAGATTGCTGATCTAGTTGGGTCAGCTCCAGAAGCTTTAAACACAGTTTACGAGCTTGCAGCTGCTATACAAAATAATCAAAGCATAATTGATACGCTCAATCTATCAGTAGCGAATCGCATTCGATTTGATGTTGCGACTCAAGCGCTAACAGAGCTTCAAAAGCAAAATGCGCGTACAAATATTGGTGCAGAAAAGCTTGGGACAGCTCAGGAACTGGTGAGTCAAATCACAGCACAAAGCTTAGGCGCAGCTACAGCTGCCCAAGGTTCAAAAGCTGATAGTGCTTTACAGAGTGCAGATGTCGCACCAGTCGCATTAACAGGTCTATTTTCAAGCTTAGCAAATCAAAACAAAATCTTTGATGTGATATTCAATACTTATGCCCTAGGTTCGAATGCTGAAATTTCTGCTTCAGATTCGCTTGGGCAAATGCTTGGAAAAATCCAAGCACAAATTAAGAATATGGGAACTGGTGGAAGCGGTTTTAACTGGATTGATGCTGCTACGATGAATGGTTTTTCATTACAGGGGGTAACACAACATAAATCCCTTAGATTTGCAAAGAAAGATGGAATGTTGTGGGTCTATGGCGCATTGGCAATTCCTAGCTATATGGGTGCAGGATTAAAGATATTTAATATTTCAAATTCTGAATACTTGGTCGAACAGCTCGTCACAAATATCTACGGTGTAGAATCTCAAGTCGCAGTATTTCCCATAAATTTTCATACAAATAATTATTTTCAAGCGCCGAGCAATTCAAATATGTTGGCAATGTTTTATGTATTGAATGGAAATCTATATTTGAAATTACAGTATCAAATCCCAAGTGACGGGGGATTTATTGCATTCAAACCTACAGCAATCGGGCGCTTAGTTAATCCTTAATAGCGTTTCGGAACTGATAAGAAAAAAATTAGATTTTTCTTTGAAAATATCCATATCAAATCGTTTGAAGTAATAAAGACAATGACCTATTTAGTTTTCAATGAAACAGGGAAAAGTACAGGTGATAAGGAAATGGTTGGACAATGTACGTCAGCCATTTTTAATTACCAGGTGCTTGGTGCTGGTGCAGTGGTTGATTTTTTCGGTAGTAATCATCCTAGTCCAAGTATTGATAATGAGGAACACTGGTCCCCAATAGTAACAATTACCGCAGGTGTTCCAGATACGGAACCTTTTCGGCAACATGCGTGGGATAAATTGCGATTTGTCGTCATGGCTGGTACCGATGTAGAAATTTATGTTTCTAGTGGTGTGTCTGGATAATCAACAAATTACTACTTATATGAGTCCATCAATCATGATGGACTTTTTTTATTTTTATCATTTCTTAATTTGCTATTGGAACTCCATAATTTCGACATTTTTCAACATGCGAAATTAGGTTATCAATTTTCAAAAACCTATTTCAAAGGTGAAAAAAATGTCAGTTTTATCTGATCCTCAAAGTGCACTTTATCAAGCGCAATTAGCAGCTACTACACAATGCCAAAACTATTTTTATAAAAATGGTGAAGCTGGTTTTGACAGTGTCAATCATATGGCTGAGACTCGACCAACTGCATTAAATGAAATTTTAAATATTGTTGGCTTTGATAGTGCAGCAGATGTTGATAATGCGATTAAAGTTGGACTGTCACAATATCAATATTGCCATGGTGGTGATTTACCACATGCATCTGTGTTGGCCACTGCTTTAGATGCTGGTTTATGCATGGCAAAAAAAGTAAGCGGTTTTACTGGTACACATAAACAAAATCTTGAACAATTAGAATCAGGATTCGATGATGTAAGTAATACACATCATGAGTCTGTCAGTATTGTTCCAGCTATGACGGTTGCAACGATTGCAACGTTAATTGCCTTTGCTTCTCCAATTATTGCCTATATTCCCAATAGCAATGGTTCAAATGAAGTGCCAATTGTTGCAGCGCGATTTACCACTGATCGTGCATTTGGTGCGATGGCAAAAGGTGAGTATTTAGATGGTGTAAATGCATCTAAACCATATTCAGAAGGTCGTTTCCGATTTGTATTGGATAATGGTGGTGCAGGTACAACCTATTCAACAACCGCACGCACAAAATATGCGAATTACGCAGATAAAACACCAGACGTAAATGCACCATTATTGCCTTTTATCGGTGGCAATATCTCGATTCGCATCAACGGTAAAGAAGTTGCGCACACACGAAACCGCAGTAAGTCGAAATTGGCTGGTCAAATCTCTGCAATTACTGAGAAATCAGCAAAAATCGCAGGTGCTGAATATAGCGTGACTGCAAGCACAATTAACTTGGATGACAGCACAATCTCAGTAACATTCAACCAAGCATTACCGAATGGTGTAAAAGCGGAAGTATTCTTGGTCGCTGATTATGAAGCGAAAGACGTAAATAATAAGTTTAAGCTTGATCCTGTTGGTATCAGTATTTCGCCTGAATATGAAACGATGGTGAGTTCACCAATTGTCACTCAAATCCGTGCATCAAAATTATTAGTGAATCAGATCACTAATGAGTTGAATATTGGCTTTGTTGGAACCGCATTATCATTAATGCAAGGCAAAATTTATCTTGAGCAAACTGTGCGACTACTTGGCGAAGGCAAAGAACGTGCACAATATAATGATCGTGAATTTACGTTCGATGCAAGCCGTGGTGTTGCTGGTAATTTAGCTGCTGCATATAACACGTCGGGTGACTTGTTCGGCGAGCTAATGAAGTATATTGAAGCTGCAAAAATCGGAATCGTGCAAGATTCTGGTGGTGCAACCGTAGGCTTTGATTTGTACGTCGGTGATAGTGCAAAAGTGTTCTTTGCTCAATTATCGGCTGACAAAATGCCAGTCAAAACAGGTGCCACGGCTGGTCATGGTCAAATCGTGCGAATTGGTACTTTAGCTGATGGTACCAATGTTTATCATTTGCCAACCTCTGCTGGTGTTCTGGTTGAATCTGATCAAACTTTTGAGATGGAGTTAGTTGGTCGTGGCAGTGAACCTGTACGCAATCCGCTTGTCGGCTTCATTGAAATGCCATTAACCGTGAGTGAGGCAACGCCTGATCCGCGTGAAAGCTTACTTGCTTTGATCGGTTCTCAAGCTGCTGAATTAAATCCACTCGACCGTTATGCAGATCAGTTTGCATTACTCAAAGCAATCAATATGCCACGATTAAAAAGTTAATCGTATATGACAAAGGCGCTTAAGTGCGCCTTTGTCATTTCTATCTAATTTATAACAAAATGGTGAAATACGATGGCTGATGTAAATGAAGTAAAACCAAAACAACGTAGTCAAAAACCAAAAGCAGTTGAACCAGTTCAACAGGTTGCCAATCAAGACGCTGATATTGAAGTGAAAGACAATGCAGCTAAAACGGACGACGCAAATTCTAATAGTGAAGCTGCAAAAGCAGAAACATCATCTTCACAGGCTGAAATTCAGCAAGTAGAGCAAAAAAAAGAAGCTGGTGAAAGTTCAGAGGCAAATGCTTCTGAATTAAATCAAGATACGAATAAAGATGCTACACAAGGCACTCAACCTAAAGAAAATGAGCCAACGCCGTCTACTGAATCTGATCCAAAACCTAACAACGAAAATATCGTTGTAGAAAAAGTAGCCAGACCAGAATCAACTAAACCCAAAGGTTTGGTTATCGAAGTTAAAAACAGTGGTGTCAAATCGGTTTATGAACCGCTTACAAAGACATCAATTAATGCAGGTCAGACGGTTCAAATTGCCTGTGCAAATTTAATGGTAAAGCAGGGTGTGCTTAATAACATTAAGCAATTTAAAGACCTTGGCAAAAACTTAGAGGTTTTAAGCAATGACTGAGTTCAATGGAACAAATCCGCTTCTGGATGCACTAGGTGATCAGCCTACAATTCGAGATGTCACAATCAATAACAATACCAGTTTCAAAATCGTTGAACCGTTGACAGGTTTACAGATTCAAACTGAGACTATTGTTCGGGTGCATGGTGAAGTTGCATTTCAGCAAATTCAAAACAATATTGTCCAGCTCAATGAACTTAAACAACAAGAAGTAGTTACGAGCACAGACGTTATTGTGAATGAGGAAACTGCTGAATGGACATTGACCAACTGTGCGATTTCAAATGGTGTGCTGAGCTATACGGGAGGCTTAGCACTTGAAGAAGGGAATTCGTCTGCTGAACCGTTACCTTCTCTATTTGCAACAAAGCCTTTTAATACTGGTGAGGAATTACAATTTACTGTAAATCCAAATACGACAAAGAAATTACTGATTGCATTTGATTTTGGTACGAAAATCGGTGAGTTTAGTGATGAGTCTGCTGTTGTAAAAGAGCGTCCTGATATTCAGAGAATTCAATTATTTAACGGTCGAACTGCGCCACAAGGCAATATTGATACAACATCTTTAACAAGTGCTTATATTGTTGGAATGAATTTGCTCACTGATAAGCGAGCATTGCTCACAATCAAAGATGCCAGTACAGAACAAGAATTGGCTAGTTTAATTGTCGAAGCACCAAATTTCTGGAACGGACAATTTTCCCGAATTTGGATTTATGCAGAACTTGAAAATGTTGAATCTGTATTTAGTTTACCTTTTGCAGTTCCGAATACGAATTCTGGAAAATAACATTCTGGAAAATCTAAAAACTCTGCATAAGCAGAGTTTTTTTTATTGGAACATTCAAAAATCTTAATTTTGGCAAAGCGCAAAATAACTAAAACGTTTAGCCAAAGGCAAACAAAGTGAACACAACAAAGATATTAGGTGAGGCTGTTGGCATACAAAGCCAAGGCACAGTAGACAAGACCGAAACACAAACTAAAGAAGGGCTAACTTCAGCCTTAATTGTTGGTCGATTTAAGCGTGGTCGAGTGGATAAGCCAATGACCATTCACCAAGGTAACATTCGCGGTCAATTGGGCTATGAGCCAACAAATATTGATTATCAAGCTGTACAGGATTGCTTAGACACGGGTGTGCCTAGTGTTCAAGTTTTACGTGTCGGGCCAACTTTAGATATGCCAGGTTAATGGAGCCATTATGACAAATTTAAAATTAACCAGTAATGGAGCTTTGATACTGGGTGGCAATGGCGCTGCGGTATTGAGCTTGATTTTTGATACCTATAGTTATCTAAAAGATACAGATATTGAAGTCGCATTTTTCAGTAAAGTCACTACGCCGACTTCACTATTAGACATCACCATGCGTTTGCGAATCATAGATTCAACCACTGGTGATGAAGTGATCAAAATTCAGGGTGTCGTTGATGGAGATCCTGAAAATCCAGCAACGATTATTGCGGTTGCAGACGCTACTGAAGAATTTGAACAATTTGAATTGCATATCAATGATGCTTTAAGTGCAATTTTATTGAGTAGTGCATTCAATCCAGTGAATAGTTTAGGACGTAAGACTGAGATTCTATCGTTACCAGATGAAGAACCAGACACTTTTAACGCTGATCAAACTTATACACTGATTACCAATTTAGTGGATAAGCCAGCTTATTTAGCATTGCCAACTGTCATTGAAATAGATGTATACGTGGCCTTATTACGTGTGGCTGAAAAATTAAATATTCCACTCGATGTTGAGGTTGACTCAACTATGACAGTGGAACAAGTCGCTCTATTTGCTGAAAGTTTAGATGCTCAAACACATCAAGTTCAATTGATTTGGTCGCCGAATATATGCCGTCCACGAGATGCCATCTCATTACGGGGGCGTAAAATTCCAGCTCGGTACATTGGTCAATACATTGGTGACAAGCTACTGCGTAATGCTCGAACGAATGCTCAAGGTTTTGCACCTATTCATTATGCCGTCGCTTGGAAGGACTATCCGTTTAAGAAAAAGGCTTTAGAGCTTCGTCCAGATGTTGTACTCGATGAACCAACATTAGAAATGCTTGCTCAAGCAAAAGTGAATGTCGTTCGTCCAATTAAGTTTGAGCGTGTCTTGTATGTCTTAAGTGATGTGCTTACTCAGCGTCAAAGTAAAAATAGTGCATTGCGCTTGGTGAATGCTGCTGAAATTGCTATGCGCACCAAAAATGATGTTGTCGACATTCTAAAGAATCATATGTTGAAACCAACTGAAGATTATTTAGATAAAGCGAGTAAGGAAATAGACAAATATTTGTCTGACGCTGCGACTTCGGGCTGGTTAAAACCTGCTGAAGATTTGGATGGAAAACCTTTCGCATTCAGCTTAATTCCTGACAAAGATTATCCATTTGAACGTGTTCGATTGTATTTGGCACGCCGTCCAGAAGGCGCGACCCGTGCTGTGATCTTTGATGAAGATGTATTAGTTAAATAAATAGGTGATAACAATGTTTGGCTCAAAAAATCCGTTTAATTTAAAACCACAAGAAAATGTATTACGCGACTTTGATTCTGCTGCAGCTGGAATTACAAGTAGCGTGAATACGTTGACTAGTTCAATTCGTGAAGAACTTTCATTTATTGAACACGTTCGAGAAATGGCTTTGAATATCGTATCTGATCTAGTTGATACGGTTATTGACAACACTTTAGAAGACAATGAATTGCCGACTGACCGTCTTGATTTTCTTATTCTGGATGCCTTAGATGGTGCAGATGATGAAAATGGTACGTTGGAAAATGCATTAGTTGCTTCCATTGATGATGCACTTTCAAGTTTTGGTGTTGATGACTCAGTGATTGCTGAAATCTTTAGCGATAATATTGAAGCTGCTGATGCTGCAATTGAAGCTGCTGCAAGCACAGTAATTGCAAATATGCCTGATGAGGGTGATCCATTAGATGAGCTTGTTCGTGAGTTTATTTATGGTGAACCTGATGAAGAAGAAGGTTTTGACTCGGTTGGTGGCAAGAAAAAGCTTTCTCGTGGTCAGATGACGACGAAAAGTGTAGGTGGTCGTAAAGTGCGTTATAAAGCGATTGCAGCAATCCGTAATGGTGTTAAAAAGATCGTGAATAAGCGTTTACCAGGTCAACGTATCCGTCTTTCAAGTGACCAAAAAGCTGCACTAAAGAAAGCGAGTTTAAAAGCACGTTCAGCTAATTCATTGCATAAGCGTATGAAGTCGTTGCTCAAAGGTAAAAAGATTGGTCTATATAAATAATCAATAGGATATAGATTAAAAAAAGGCTGCGATTATGCAGCCTTTTTTTTATTTGGAACAATGAGGAATTAGTCTTGGTTCAAGTGATCAGAATACTTATATCCAATAAGATTTGAGAATAACGATGCGTCAAGTCAATCCAATGCTTTTAAATCAAATGAAGGCAGATTCGATAGCAATTCAGCAATTAGGTTCGCCGATTTTGTCATGCCAAGGCATGTTGGTACCACAAGGTTTAGAAGATTACCGGTTTTTAATTAAAAGCTGTCCACGTCCAATTATTAGTAATGAAGATCCAGCGGAAGTCCAATATCCGGGTGGCTATACGGGGATTGTGGCTGGACCTCCTAAAACACATTACACAGGTAATTTACAATTACTGGTTACTGAAGCAGGGCACGATCAACTTTTTGCTGAATACATTGTGGCAAATAAAGGCATGATCAATTGTGATTATTATGATGGTCATGTCGCAAATTTTACCCGTGCATACTATCTGGAAAACTGTGCAATTCGATTTGAAATGGCCGAATTCGATACGGATAGTCGATCTCAAGTAATGACCGTTTCATGTCCGATTGATTTCAATTTCTTTGGTGGCTTCGCAAAAATTGGGAGTAATGGCACAGTATTACCAGGACAGCGTGGAGTTGCTGGTATCGAAGGGCTAATTAACCGTGTTCAGAACGTCGTAAACGCTGCACAGTCTGCAACAAACTTAGCTCGTTCAGCAACTGGTGTAGCACGTCAAATTGGTTCTTTATTTGGGTAACTGCTATGCAATTGTTACCTGATGATGGCTCTCTATATCCAAAAGTGATTGCTGGTTCTATCGAAGCACTAGCAATGACTTTTCATCTAAAATTACAGATGAAAGGTTATTCACTTCTTGTTGAAGATGTGACGAATGCTTTGATTGAAGAAACAAAGCGTTATGCAGGTTGGGCAAAGCTGACCTGTCAACGTGGTTCAACCAGTATTATCACGGTTGATAAAAACATTGTTCTTGAAGGTTTTGAGTGGGTCATTATTGAACCTTGTTTAAGTGCAAACTGTGACTTGATTCAAGCGCAACTTGTCGAAGCTTCAAGAAGTATGGGCGGTGATGGTTTTGGCATGTCAGTGAGTGAAGCTGAACAAGCATATAATCAAGCAAAAGAGTTAATGCCTAAAAATGCTTTTGTGGAGCCTCCTTTTAGTTTTAAAACTTTAGGGGGCAATTGATGCGAATCGCGATATTGGCAACCAATAAAATCATTTCTGCGTCTGAGTTGATGATCGCAACACTAAGAACTGATCTTGTTCCTGTACCTGTCAGTATCGAGTTTGCAGTCAAGTATACAAAGGAACTCAATGATCAATTGGTAGATGGGGCTGAAATCATCGTGAATGATATTCCATATCCATTTGAGATCGTTTACTCACATCCTGTTAAATCGCAAACGATTAAAGACAATTCCCGAATCGGGGCTATTTCATGCATCGCCGTATTCAAAGGTTGTAAAAAGATACTGGAGCAAGCAAAAAAGGCTGTGATTTTGGAGCAGACTTCTTTTAATGCTGCATATCGTGCGTGTGGTGCCTCTAATATCCGCTTGGGTGATGATATACCTTTACCTGAATTTATTTGTCTCAACGGTACCTTGATTTCAGAGCGTATAGCACTTTATTTACAACAAGAAGCTGCGGTGATTTGTTTTAAAGAAACAAAGATTTGTATTTTAAAACTCGATGCACTTTTTAAACAAGAAGCCGTTCTAAAATTAGATCCTAGTGAAATCCAATGGTTTAACAGCGATCAAATTGAGAAGTTTCAAAAGTCCTCTTATGTCTCCGTTGATCAAGATGGTTCGACGGTTATTGGGGACGATACGACGACGAAAGGGCAGTCTGTTATTCAGAAAGCAGGTCTTGATGCACGACAGTTAAAGAATCTGGAAAAGGTACTCATTCCGCGTGGCGTGGTTCATCGTTCGTTAAGTCTTGAAGTAAACGCTGGCGATATAGTCGAAGTAGAACATAAGAAATATGTGATTTTGACAGCAGCTCATGAAGTAGAAACAGGTGCTATTGGTGGCAATGTCGGTTCAACCTCAAAGCTTTGGTTAGCAAGTTTATAGGTGCTGTGATGAATGGTTTTAAAAAAGCAAAAATCCTCAGTTACGATGCGCAAAACAGAACTGCAAAGATTCACATACCCGGTCTTACGGATGGCGCAAGCACGGGCTTAACAGCAACTTTTGCTTATCCCGTTGGTGATAGTGATAAAGATACTGAGCGCGAAATTTTAGAGGGAGAGGATGTCTATATCTTCTTCGAAAATAATGAGCAATCGCGTCCTGTCATCGCATTCTATAGCAGTCATAGCAAAGGTGCAGTGGTCGATACACGCCGTATACGACAAGAGAATATCGAGCTTTTAGCACGTAGCAAGGCAACGATTGAAGCGCCTTCTATTGAGTTAAAAGGTGAAACAAAGATTACAGGCAACGAGCAAGTCACTGGAAACGTCATCGTTGGTTCTGGTGCGACTGGCGTATTTTCAAATGTATTTGGGAAAACACTAACCATAGCAGATGGCATTGTGATTCAAATTTCATAAATTTTTAAAGGTGATGTATGAGTGAATTAAATGTTCAATATCTTCAATCATTAGAAGATCATATCAATGCTGTGCAGACTTGCGAAGATCTTCAAAAGGCGGTGGATACCGTGATGTATGCTTTAGGTGATCAATTGCAAGCCTTGACCGATGAATTAGAAATTGTTGGGGTAATTCAGGATTTACTGACCATCCCGAATAATCCAGCACAACTTCTTACATGGGTTCAAAAGTACATTAACTTAGTGCTCAAGCCGATGTATCAGCCTTATTTAAAATGTAGTCAACAACTCATTGAGCTGATTGCCAAGATCCAACAATTACAGTCTGTAATTCAAGACAAAATGAATTCATTGACCAATTGTTCAGTGAATATGCCAGCAATTAATTTTCCTGAAGTTAGTCTGCCAGAAGTGCCGACTGCACCTTAATTTTGTTATTGGAACGACCAAACATTCAAGCCAATTAACTTAGCCAAAATTACGTTAATTCTTAAATTTTGGCTTAATTATGGCTGCTTCAGACATCCTTTCTTTGTTGTTGGGAACAAATGCGAATAGCATCCCTCAGCAAGTGGTTGATGCTAACCAAGAAGTCATGGCGCAAATGTATGATTCCGTTGCGCCTTTTTCGCTTGGGACACATACAACACAGGAAAACAAGAAAAGAACACGTAAAGAAATTCTGACCAAGTGGGAGCAAATGCTAAAGTTCGCTCCCGTAGCAGAGGGCATTGGTATTCATGTCATGGCTGCACTTGGCGGTGATACACATACGGGCCAACAAATCTTTATTACGCCTACAGAGCGATTGCGTGGCGAATTAGGCAAAACTGAAAAAGCGCAATTAGAAAAACTACAAAAGCGTATCAAGCCAATAGAAACTGTCATAAATAAATACATCACGAAGCTATGTTCGGAAGGTATTTCCTTTGGTGATGCCTATGCCCGTGTATATGGAAAAAAGGGAGTAGGCGTTACTGACTTACTTAGTAATGAATATACCTATGCGCCACAAATACAGGCATTTGAGCAAGGTAGTAAGACAGTCGCTTACTTTGCACTGAATCCAAAAAACTGGTCCAAAGTCATGACTAAGTTGAATCACACACAGATGGTTCGGATGAAGTTGCCACGGATTCAAAATGTACCGCAATTTGATCCAGTTGAAGCTAGTTTAATTTCTCAAATGCTTGAAGGTGATAATCCAGAAGAATTGCCGATCTTACCAGCACAGGTCGGTGGCTCATTTCTCTATTCAATTGAGAAAACCTATGATGATGTCATCCTTGCCTTAACCACGATGAACAGTCAGCAAGTTGCTGATGCAGTCAATCAAATGTTTTTGACGCTGAACATGGCTGGTATGCCTCCAGCACAACGTGATGCTTATATCCGTGGTCTTGAAGGAATGCTAAAAGATCATGAGAAGTTCGTAAAAAATGCAATGGAAGGTGGTGAGGGCATTTGGAATACCAAATATCACGTTTTACCGACATGGGATGAAAAGCAGATTCTTAATCCTGTGGGAGATATTAAAGGCCAACGTAATTCACCTGTAAATATCGAAACCTTTATGATTAATGTACGTTTATTAATGGGAGGAATTGGTCTCGATCCTTCAATGGTGGGGTGGGCTGATATGCTTTCTGGTGGTATTGGAGATGGGGCAGCATTTCATACCTCAAGTCAAATTATGCGCCGTTCCATGTATATTCGCCAATCAGCTGTTCAATTCGCCAATGATATTATGCATATCGATTGGGGTTATTGTTATAACGAGCAATTTGAAGCAGGTGAATTAGATTATCCATGGCAAATTGAGTTTTCTAGCACCCAGTCAGCAGCTGTGACAGAAGAAAATACTAATAAACAAACTCAGATGAATACATCCTTACTTAAAATTCAAGTCATTAACTCACTCAAAGAATCTGATTTAAGTGAGGAAACGATGCAATATATTTTAGAAAAAGATGCTGGTTTTAACTATGACGATTCATGTCGTATAGCAGCTGATATTGCGAAATCTCGTCTCAATGGACAGGGTGAACAATGATGTTGAGATTAAATACACCAGGTAATAATGGTCCTTGGTCTGGTATGCCAATTAATGAGGCAAGACAATTTTATGACAAAATATATTCGCTTGGAGTTTTATCCACACTCCATTTTGGTGTGTGGTTAGAACCTTTCGATCCTAAAAGTGCGCTTGCTAAAAGTTCAATTGAACTAATTGATGCTTATGACTTAACACATCCTGAAGCAGGTCAATTCAATGCATTCGAAAATGGAGAAAGTGGATTTTTAGCAAGTACTACAATTGAGAATATCCCATTGTTGGATAGAGAAAAGTTACCTTGGCTATGTCAAAGTATTGATTTATCTGTAATGGATGCACAAACCGATAGTATTCAGGTTGGTGCATTTCAACTCAATCACATCACTGGAAATAGTTCGGGTGAAATATCTATACCATTTATTGAGACACGCAATGCATCCATTCTAAATAGTGCTTTGGCAATAAAAGCGATCATGTTTCCTGATGGTGAGGATGGGGGTACACAAGCATTACCGAATGATTATCTAATGCGTATGACAATATATATTTATGATAAACAAAGCTACTCAACTAAGGTTTTTGAAATTAAACATTTGGTCGCTTTACAAACAGGAAGTATTCCATTGGATGCCACAAATCGAAATGGAGTCGGTATAGTTACTTTGAATTTTATAAAGATGTTCCCAATGTTGAAATGATTGGAACAGCTCAAGAAGAATCATTTATTTAAGTGCAAAAATGGCCTCAATCAGAAAAATATTGAGGCATTTTTTCAATGCGAAATCTCGACATATTTACTTTATTACATGAACCACATACTAGTCGTTTAGTACATGGATTTGATTCTGTGAATAGCGGTGCTTGTTCAATTGGAGTGATCAAAGGTCAATATCGTCAGCTGAATGCAATCGTTACAGAATCAGCTACGGATGATGACCAATGGCGTATTGTGAATCTAAAAGGTTCAATCAATAGCATTGCTGCATTTGACTCAATTGCCGTTTTAGGTGCAGTTGATAATGATCATGCAAGTGCATTAGCACAAATGCAGTTTGGGCGTATGTTTGATGCTATTGAAGATGATGTAATTGAAACCAATACCAATGGTCTATTACGACATTTAGCAACACCACAATTTCATAAGCATAAGCAACTTATTCATCGAGATCATTTAGTCGCATTACAAGATATTCCATGTGCTGTATTACCAGGTTGGGACGGTATCGAACTAACAACACATGAAGGAAAAACAGCGAATCTGCTGTTAGACATGCAACTTCATGATGACAGTACAGAGCTATTATCGAGTTTTGATGGTTTAGCTAATTTGCTTGAATCAATTGGAGCAGAACACCCAGATTTTGATTCAATCATTGTTGAGTATCAATATCTCGATAAGTTAATGGATATGCTGCATACAGCCATGCAGACAGCGTCTAAAGGCGGTGTAAAAGTTCTGAATGTAGATCGTAGTGAAAAGCCATTTCGACACAAAAAAGTGCTGAATGTCGCCGTTTCATATGATTTCGAAGATGGACAAACGATTACGATTTTATTTCATAATCCTGATCGTGACGCAAAGCGGATATCGCCACAAGACACGTTATTGTCTTGGAAGATTCTTATGAATAAGCGTGATGTAACAGGCGTGATTCAGCCCAACCAAGGTGAAGGTATTGCATTACCTGTACTTGCTGGACGTGTTGTTAAATTGATTAATCAGAACAGTGCACGGTTTAAACGGACTCAAGCTAAAAAAGCTGAAAGTGCGCAAACTTTAGCTGACACTGAACAACGTATTGCAGACAAGCAAAATCAAAAGACCGCTTTATCTTCAGAAATTCAGGGGCTACTTGATCAAATTGATGGCTTAAATAAGCAAAATAATGGTCAAGCACCAAATGCTGATACTGGTACAGGGAATAATGCTGGACAAGCTGCAAATACAAAAGCTGTGACCAAAGCAGAAGCTCGTCAAATTTATGATGCTTTAGATATTCGTCATCGTTGGTTGACTGGTGGTACCACGGAAGAATTCTATAACCAGAATTATCCAGCTGGAATTAGCGAAGCGCTTACAGATGCAAAAAGTCTACTTGAACGTCCATTTGGAAAAGTTGCACTCGCAAATGGATTAAAAGCTTCAATTGAACGAATGATTGCTACAGTAGAAAAAACAATTGAACGCTGGAACAAAGGCTTAAGTGAGGACTCATCAAAAGCCAAGACCTATCCACCAATTGAGGATTTAGGCAATGGTTATTACAAAGCGTTCAAAAACGATAAAAAGCTTGATGATTGGACAGCCCATATCAATACAAATGGTGAGTGGGAAGTTTCAGCAAATAATGCTTCATCTCGTGCTTGGAACAATGGCTTTGGTGCACCGCGATTCTTCAAAACAATTGAAGAAATGATTGCAAAATATCCAGCATTTGCTGCTTTACCTGCAATGTTACCCACAGAGGATAATGCAAACTCAAATGCTAATAATGATGATGCAGACTATCTGAATAAAGTCATTAAGGGTGAAGTTGATTTTTCAAAAGCTAGTGAAGTTGAAGGCCAACTAGAATCTATTGGCAGTCGCTTAACACCTGAAACCAATGATCTATTCGAACAGGCTGTTTCTGCTTATTCAATGTATCAAGTCAATCAAGCTGCTTCAGTCAATTAAGGAATAGCAATACATGAATGCCTTAGAAAAATTAAAGCTCACGAAAGAACTACGTGCTTTACTTGAACAGATCCCGAATCTTAAGGGGATGGAAAAACTTCAAAGTACAAAACGATTGCGAGAATTGATTGAGTTACTTGGCGGACAGGCGAATCAATCAGTCAATAAATTATTTCAGTCTATTATTGATGGTGACGTTAAAGTATCCATTGAATTACTTAAGCAAGTTCGTAGTGAAGCTGAAAAGAATTTGAATGATCCGTTATTGATTGAAGCCGTTAATGTTCTAATAACTCAAGTTAATGAGTTGGTTGGAACATAGCAAGCCTAACTAGTCTTAAACCTCTCAAAATAGTCCTAAATGGGCTATTTTTTTGTGCGTGAAATGAGCAAAATTAATCAAATATTTAAGAAAGATGATGTTAGAGAAACATTAGATTCAATTCTAAGTGTACTAAGAAGTAATACCTTTATTCCGTTTCCACTGGAAATGGTTAATCAGGCATTTTATCATTCATCTCGTTATTCCGAAGCAATCGCTCAGGACTATAAGAAAAATTATACCCTTACCATTAAAAGAGCAATTGAAAAAGCTTTACCAGAAGTTGAAACACCTGAACAACAACAAGCTTTTGATGATGCGCTAACCCTCCTACAAAATACTTATATTGATAAAATTAAGACACTGGCAAACAGCCGAAGTGGTGTTTATTCATCTTTTATGGCCGGACGTTCTAACTTTAATTCTAAACAAGCTAACAGACGTGGCAATGCTTATGATCAAGTTGCTGAAAAAATAGAAAGTTGGATTAGAGATTTCGCACCAAACTTTATTTATAACAAAGTTATCGCTGCACGTAATATGGACCAAATTAATGCGCTTGCGAATGAAAAAGCAGAAAGTGAAAAAAACAAATTAGAAAAAAGAGCTGCTGATTTATGGATAATTTTACAACCAAAAGAATTTCCATTTCAGTTTGGTAAGACATCCATTTCAAAGATTAATTTTAGTCGTGATAAAAAACCAAAATCATTTTTAATAAATGATAGTGCCGTCTATGACAATAAAATTGAATTTTCTGAATTGTTTGGGAAATCTGATTATCCAAAACTTTTAGAAATCTTGGAGAAACAAGGTAAAAAAATACCTGAATCTTGGGCTGAAACTAATTTAAAGAAGAAAAACTCTAGTAGCATTTCAAGCTTCGATTCAATCGAATTAGATAATCACGATCCGCTTGGCACAATTGATAAGTTGATCGAAGCGTTTGAAAACAATCGTTTTGAAATTTATAAATTCTTAACTAATCAGCCAGTCAGCTCAATTCAGTCTGGACAAATTAAACCAGACAGCAACGGAAAATTGATTAATGGAGCTGTGGACTGGTTTAGGACATGGCTTTCAAACAATGGTCATGATGGTGTATTTCATAATGAACAATTGGGGGATATTGTTCTTTCGCCTCGTGGTATAAAAAATGCTATGAACCACAAACCACATCCGATAGATATTCAAGCGATTCCAGCCTTACCTGAAATCATGGAAAAAGTAAAAGTTTTGGATGTTTCGCGTGATGATGAGGGTAAGCCAATTAAAAATATTGTTGCTGCTGCACCAATTTTAATAGATGGGGAAAAATATTATTTAGTCTTACGATTACGCCAAGACTTAACTATAAGAAATGAACCGCCAAGATTTTATACAGTTGCTGTTGAAGTTATAGAAAGCGCAAACAAAAAGGCCACAACCCTTATGACCAGTCCGATCTTTGATAAATCAAAGGGTAGGATTGAAACTGGAGGTCGTGACCGTTTATTAAATATACTTTATAGGGCTTTGACTGTCAATCATGTGTTCCATGGTCGATCTAACAACGTTAAAACAGCTAAAGGAACCAAAGTATCAACTGTATTTGCTGTATTAGAAGCTGATCAAGTGATTGCTTCACATACGGCTACAGGGACGGAAAATCCTAATTATCCTCAAGAACTTCAACCACGAGATCGTAGTCGAGAATCTTCCCAAGCGTGGGTGCAAAAAACTTCAAATACTTTAGATCCTGAAAGCTTAGGACGATCAGGTCGTGCGGATACGGGAGCGCCTATCATTGGTGATGATCTGGTGGTTGAGTCTGGCAATGGCCGTACTATGGCAATCCAGCTTGCATATGAGCGCGGAAATGCTGATGAGTACAAAGAATGGTTGATTGATGAAGCAGAATATTTTGGCTTTAGTGCGGATCAAATCAACCAATTTAAACAGCCTATCCTTGTGCGTATTCGCACCTCTGAAATTGATCGTATTCAATTCACAGTAGAAGCCAATCAAGATGATAAGTTGTCATTTAGCGCGACTGAACGAGCAAAAACTGATGCAAGTCGATTAGATGAGAACCTATTGTCATTGTTTACACCTGGTGAAGATGGCGACCTAATCACTGCAAGTAATCAGAAGTTTATCCAAGGATTTTTAAAGTCTTTAGGTGAAACGGAAGCAGCTCAATATATCGGGACAGATGGAAAGCCAACACAAGCATTAGTCACACGTATGAAAGCTGCAATATTCAGCAAAGCTTATAATGATGACCGACTTCTTGAAATGATGGCAGACCAAACGAAGCCAGATTTGCAAAATATGCTAAATGCATTAGGTGCAGCAGCTCCAAAATTTATTGAAGCGCAAGCCGTCAGCCGTGGTGATGTGCAGGATGTTTCAAGTTCTATCGTTGATGGTATTGAGCAAGCACTTGATAAGCGTGTGACAAATGCAATTATTGATGCAGCGAATACGATCTTAGCTGCAAAGCAAAATGATCAAGATATTGTTGAATTTGTAAAACAACAGGGTTTATTTGGTGATCTAGGCGAAGGCGTGCCAGAGCTTGCAGTATTCTTATCTAAGAATAGTCGCAGCGCCAAAAAGATGAGTTTGCTATTCAAAGCAATGGCAGAGTTTGCAGAAAAAGAAGCGATTGATGGGCAAAACATGGGGCTTTTTGGTGAACCTGAACCTGTCAGCATCAAAGACGCAATCAATTACGCCGTGAAAGTGATTGAGGATAATTATGGTGATAATGCCAATCTGAGCATGTTTGATTCTATTGATTCACTTACATCAATAGATGAAAAAGCACATGCTGCAGCTACATCACCTCATAATGATTTAGACTTTCCAACAGCAGAACAAAAGCAATCTGGTGAATATCAAAAAGGGCATTTATCGATTGGTGATTTAAAAATTGCTATTGAGAATCCAGCAGGTTCAATCCGTTCAGGAACTGACCCTAACGGGAATGAATGGCAAATCACGATGAAGCATCACTATGGTTTTATTGAAAATACTACTGGTGCAGATGGTGATGAAATTGATGTTTTTGTGAAAAATCATTTGGCCGTTGAACCTAAATGCGCCTATATCATCAAACAGTTAGATAATAACGGGCATTTCGATGAGCAAAAAGTCATTATTGGTGCTGAATCAAAAGAAGAAGCGAAGGAAATTTATTTATCAAATTATGAAAAAGGTTGGCAGGGCTTAGGAGGCATTAAGAAAATATCTATGGCTGATTTGTTGAAGAAGATTCAACATACTTGGTCAGAATTCGATTCTTGGGCTAGAGATGGAAGCTATGATCACATCCCTATAGATCAAGTAATCATTGAAAATGCACCTAAGATAGTTGAAAGTAAAATTGACAAAGAGGACCCGATTGTAGTGCTTGAAACACACGGGAAATATCATCTTGTCATTGGTTTAGATCGAATCAAGTTGGCCAATCAAAGACATGAAAGATTTATTCCAGCAATCATTTTTGATGGTAAGGATGTATCAAAATCAATAATTCAAAATGCTATTATGCAAGCTGGTTCGAAAGTTGATCCCGTTGCTTTAGCTGCACTTATTTTGGATGAATTAGAGAAAAGTTTAGTGAATAGTTTCGATAATATATCGAATCCATTTTTTGATATTCTTTATGTAACATAAGTTGATATATTTATTTCTTTAATAGACTGAAGCCTAAATTTTTAAAAATTAATTTAGGCTTATTAGAAACAATATTGATTATTCGATAGGTTTTATTTATTTTTAAATAACTTAAAGAATTGAGTTAAACATGGACAGTGAAGTAGATTTTTCAATATGTATCAATTGTGTACATGATGAAATTTTAGAAGAGATAATTAAAGAAAAAAATGAAACACATAATTGTTCAGAGTGTGAGAAAAGAAATATAGCTATTGGTTGTGAAGACTTAGCTGAATTATTAAAAAAAGTAATAGAGGAAAATTTCAGAATTGGTAATCATGTACCATATTTTAATAAGGATTATAAAGCTTTTGAATTAGTTCAAAGAGGGTTGAGCCTTCAAGAAGTTGTAGATGAGATTATGGGATTTGAAATTTCATTTGCAGAAAAATTGGTAGATTTGATAATTGATTCTGAATATTGGCATCCAGATGATTGTGATGAACCATTTTTCTCTGAAGATAAAAATTATGTGGAAAATAGATATGATTTTTTAAATCTTCAAGGGCAATGGTACTGGCTTGTTGAAGAACTCAAAACTCAACGAAGATTTTTTAGTGATAATGCTAGAAAATTATTTGAGTTCCTTTTTAAAGATTTAAATAAATTATGGTGTTTTATACAAGTTGAAAATAAAAATGGTGGGTTTAGTCATGAAAAAATAAATGTAATAGAATTACTCCCAATTAACACGAAGATTTATAGAGCACGTAGAGCAAATTCACTTAGTGAAAGTGAACGTTATATTTTAAACCCGATTCAAGAACTAGCTCCACCACCGATTGAATATGCTCAGCAAGGACGAATGAATGCTAAAGGTATATCAAATTTCTATGGAGCATTTGATGCAGACACTTGTATAGCTGAAATGCGTCCATCAATCGGAAGTTATATTGTAGTAGGCGAGTTTGAAACTACAAGAGAACTGAAAATTCTAAATTTTGAATATTTAGAAAATTCATATGGGCTTATAAGTTATTTTGCCTCAGATTACCAAGATCAATCTGCACATCGAAGGTTTTTGAAGAAATTACATAAATTAATTAGTTCTCCAATAGTAAATGGTCACGAGGACGAATATCTAATAACACAAGTCTTAGCGGAATATTTAGCATATATGCATCCTGAAAACTTCGATGGTATTTCATTTAAATCAACACAATCTGAAATAGGTACTAACATTGTACTTTTTCCTAAAAAACCGATCGAAGTTGAAATATATTCATTTGATTCAAATATAGATATTTTCGAAAATGATGCTATTCCAATTGAATCTGAACCTCCTAAGTCCAAGGACGAATTAAATAAGTTTAATGTTACCTATATGAAAGAAAGTGTCAGCCTGCATCAAACTCAAAAAGTCGTATATACATCAATAGAAAAAGTTTTTGATTTTGTTCAACGCTCTGGAAAATCAGGTATAGCCTTATTAGAAGAATTGTTAGATGAAGAATATTAATTATTTAAATTTAAATGGAACGTTATAAAAATCATACACTTTACTGCCTTTAACATGAGGATGTTAAAAAATCCCATGTTGAGGGTTGTATGTCCATATTTGAAAATAACTTTGCCTTAAAACCATCAAATGTTCTTAGTTCGCTTGATCAATTAATTCAAACGTTACAAAGCATAGATGAAATAACTATTTACTTTAAAAGAATCATTTCTGGTGAAATTGAAATTGATTTGGGCGAAGCAAAAAAAATCTTATCATTCGCAGAAACAGACAAAGATAATCAATATCTTGGTCAAGTTGCTGACTATGTTTTAAATGATTCAGTCCAAAAACTAGACTCTAATTTACAAGCTTATATCGTTAAACAAACGGCCAATGAACCAATTGCTAAACTAAATCAAGCAATTGCTTATTATGCTTGTGAGCAAGAGCTTGTCGAATACATCACCAAAAAAGGGAAGTCGCTACTTGTAATTTCTTTAGCTGGCGTACCTGTCAAAACAGCAAAAGAATACGATCCATATGCCTTTATTTATAACCAACACACACTAATCCGTGCAAAGCATATTCTCGAATTACCAGATTCATTACTTACAGATGATCAGCAATTAATTAAAGAGGTTTTCTCTAATGTTACAGATACCGATTCAGATTTGGCACAACTTAGCGAACTTCGTCGCGGATCAGGAAGATCAGCAATTCCTCAATCTGAATCAAATGGAGATGGAGCAACGCCTTCAACAACAGGAACAGCTTCTATTGAGCAAGGGCTATACCGAAACAGTGGTATTGGCATATCAGAAAATCATGATGCAGGTTTACTTGGCGCAGGAAATAGAGGAAATGAACCTTCAAATGGGGGAAGTCCAACCAGTCTTGCAGGGGATGACAGCAGCGGAAGCCGTGCGATTTTTAACTCAGGATCACCTACTAGAGACAAGCGAAATAAATCAATTATTCAATCTGCTAAGTCAGTTAGAGTTGAGTTAGAAGGTAAAGCTAAATTACAAGCTGAGGCAGAGGGAACGCCTACAGAATGGGGAGATCCTGAAAATATCAGTGAAGCATTACCTTATCTGTTACCCGAACAATGTGATGATATTGTCAAAGCTGAAAAACGTTTAATCATTGATAATGGCAACGGCATGTTATTTACCAATGGTACAGGTACTGGGAAAACCTTCACTGGTTTGGGAACCGTCAAACGATTCTTAAATTCTGGTGCTCAAAATATTCTAATTATTACTTTAAGCGACAAAATTGCTCGTGACTTTGTGAAGTCAGGTAAGCCTTTAAATATTGATATACATCAATTATCAAGCATTCAAGACAATGGTAGTAATTCAAATGTTGTTGTCACAACATATGCAAACTTTGGTCAAAATAAATCTTTAGGTAAGAAAGATTGGGACCTTATCATTGTTGATGAAGCACATACATTAATGCAAAGCGCGGACGGTGAAGTAACCACTGCATTAGATAACTTAAGGGCTTTATCTGGGCATCATGCAGGTTTCTACACTTGGGCAAAAATGCGGTTTTCTGAGCGAGATCCTTATGCATTACCTGAGGAAGAACGTACCGATGAGATGATCAATGATTGGAATGCTTTTATCCATGATTATAAGGTTGAATGGGAAAAGAATTGGACAGAACAATCTGGGAAACGTGCAAAAGTCGTTTTCCTATCTGCAACACCATTTTCCTATATCAAAACAGTGGATTGGGCTGAGGGTTATCTCTTTAATTTTACATCACCAGAATCGCAATTTAGTAATAATTCTTCTGGTGGATACAATTCAGGCGGTGCGCGTGAGCGATTCTATATGTCTAATTTCGGCTATAGAATGAGATATAACAAATTGACCCGTCCAGATGGGGGAGTTGACCAAGGTGTTTTTGAAAGACAATTTGCTGAAAGCCTGAAATCTAATGGGGCATTGGCTGGACGTGAACTAGAATTAAAATTTGATTATGACCGTAAATTTGTATTGATCAAATCTAACATTGGTCAAAAAATTGATGAAGGTTTGGACTACCTTTGGGATGCTAAAGATGCCAATGGAAATAGTCGATTCTCTGATTTGAGTAGCCTCGTGAATAAGCGATTTGACTATCTTTCGCGCCGACGGTTGCTTGAGGCAATTAAAGCAGAAGAAGGCATTCCATTTTTCAAAAAGAATTTAGCTTTAGGGCGAAAAGTAATTATTTTCCACGATTATAACGATGGTGGAGGTTTTAGACCGTTTGCGTTTACAGATGATCAATTTAAATCGATTGATGGTAAATATAACGAAGATGCAGCTGCACAATATCAAGAGTTTGCTCAAGAACGATCTGATTTAGTCCGCTTAAATTGTAATTATAATTCTCCACTAGTAACACTACGCCGTGCTTTCCCAAATGCATTGTTATTTAATGGCCGTGTTTCTAAGAAAGATCGTCAAAAAAACGTTGATCTATTTAACCAGGATAATAGTGGTTTTGATATTTTGATCGTTCAATCAGATGCAGGTTCTACTGGTATCTCACTGCATGATACAACTGGGACACATCAACGGGTGAATATCAACATTGGCCAACCTATTAAGCCAGCCAAGCTTCGTCAAACTGAAGGGCGTATTTATCGAGTTGGGCAAGCTTCGAATGCGATTCAGCGTTATTTTACTACAGGCACAAACTGGGAACGGACTGCATTTGCTGAAACTATCGCAGGGCGAGCTGAGACAGTAGATAACTTAGCCAAGGGCGAAGATGCTTTAGTGAGTATTAAGCAAGCGCTTATCGAAGCATATGAAGAAGCCGAATATCATGAGCCTTCACTTATGGATGGCGTAGGTGGGAAAGCTTACGATGAAGAAAATGCACGTATTGCGCGTTTATCTCCTTTCGACAAAGCGATGACTTATTACTATGCAAAAGGTAAGCGTACCGAAAGCCGAAATAATCGTGAGGGTAAAGAGTGGTATGCAACGCCTGAACCGCTAGGTTTAAAAATGCTCGAATGGGCAGGTGTACATAAGGGCGATGATGTACTTGAACCAAGCGCAGGCGATGGGGCAATAGGGCGATTTGCGCCTAATGATGTCAACCTGACCATGATTGAACCAACTGAATCATTGGCAAGTCGTGCAAAAATGGCAAATACAGGTGCGAATGTAATTGTTAGTGGTTTTGAGGTCCACGGTACTAATAACAAGTATCATGCAATTGTGATGAATCCGCCGTTTGGAAATGCTGGTTCCTTGGCAATTAAGCATGTTCAGAAAGCGTTCCAACACTTATATGATGGTGGTCGAATCGTGGCACTCATTCCTCGTGGTGCAATGGATGAAAAGCTTTCTAGTTGGATTGCAAACGAAAAAGAAGCTTATCAAGTTGGTGAAATCACATTACCTTTAAGTACATTTAGAAATGCTGGAACCGGTGTTAATACTCGTATTGTGATTATTGAAAGGCACACAAGTCCAGAAGATGCACCAACTTATCCTAAAAATATGAATTTCTCACATGCAGAAAGTCCTGAACAACTTTTTGAACTTATTCGTGATGCACAGGTCAAACCACGAAAATTAAGAATCGATGAGCAGCTTGAGCATTATGGTTTATATATGCGAACTGAACGTAGCAACTATGTTTTTAATGGCGATGGATTAAACGTTGATTACATTAAAAAGATTTTAACAAGCTATTGGTTTGCTGAAGTAAATCAATTTGGAGAAGTCGTAATGGCTTATAACAAGTCAGCTGAGATCATTAAGAAAATTAAAGAGTTCGAAGCCACTTTACAAGCTGCATGATTGGAACTTGTTTATTTTTACTTATTCAAATAGATCAAAAATAGCCTTATTAAGATAGGGCTTTTTTATGGCAAATGACATCAATGGTGTTCAGGCAGCAAATGCTGATAAGACAACTTTACCCGTGGATTATAGTGCTGATCCATTCTGGGGTTATGTGTCTAAACATAAATTTGCTGAGTTTAATCTATGCACGATGGAACGTGATGCAGAAACTAAAGAACCAATTTTCTCGTACGACTTGTCACAGCCTACAATTCGAGCATTCTTGACTGATGGGGATATTAGTTTTGAAAGCCAATGGCAAACGCCGTTTGAGAACTCTAATCCTGAATTAAAAATGCCTATGATGATGGCTGCCCTACAAACTGGGCAAGCTTTGGCTTCAGGTGGCGCTGCTGGTACAGCGATTCGAAACAATTTGGGTGATGCTGCAGCTGATCTGATTAGTAAGGGATTTCAACCATTAGCTGATTTTGCAAAAAGTGTTGAAGGCAAAACCAATCTTAATAAAGTCAATACAACTCAAGTCTTTCTTTCTACAGCTTCAGTTCATCTTAACTTAAGTGTTTTCTTTATTGCTTTAAAAGATGCTCGAGCAGAAGTCGAGAACAAATTGATGTATCTCCAGTCTTGGTCATTACCGACTCATTTATCACAAGGTACCGTTCTGACAGATTTAATTTCAGAGGGCGGAGAAGGTCTGTTTTCCGGGTTAATTCCTCCCTACATCACTGTCACCACACACGGCAAAACTTATATGCCTTTTATTCTCCAAAGTGTATCAGCGCCGATTGTTGCACCCATTGACAAAGAAGGTAATAGACTAAGCCTTACTGTGAATTTAAGCCTGATTAGTCGAGCAGCTTGGGATGCTAAAGATGTTCGTAAACTATATAAAGTCGAATAAAGGATAGTAAATGTTAAATTTTGATCCGATACATATTGGTGGGCAAACCTATCAGTTAAATGAAATTACTTTTAATGAAGCGTTAAAAGTAGCTGCAATTGATCCAAAATTGAATGAGAAACGGATAACGTCATTTTTGTCCCAAGCTTTGCAGAATCCACAATTACCTTTGTTGATGACAGCTCAAGAACGATATTTCTTGATGATCAAATATGTTCAAAATCAGACGAATACCTTATTTTCAACAAATACTGATTTTTCGAATTGCTTTAAAGAAAATTCTGATTGGATTCATGAAGTATCAGAAGTCGGGGTAACTGTACGCCATGTCAGTGGCAGTGAAGCAGAGTATTTAGAAGCACACTGCATGAATGCAGCAGAATGGATTGCCTGTTTATTAGCATTCCAGATTAAGTATGAAAATCATGAGCACTTAGGGCAATTCCCAGACCGTAGTGCTATCGATCAAGTTTATAAGCAGCAATTTTCTCAACGTCTTGGCTATTTAAAAACGCTTCCTCAGAGTGAATTTAATCTGATCTATCTTGATTACTTAAAGCTAAATAGCAAGCTTTTTACTCATTTAGAGTTGAGTGTGAACAACGAAGGTTTCGTAGTACAAAGAGGTGCAGATGACGCGCCTATCCGATTTCGTGCCTCTACCTGTTTTATCGGAATCATCAAAGAGCTGGACAAGTCATTTACTTAGTACAGCTCAGAATCTATCAAACCATTGCAAGATGTCATTATTCGATGCGTTAAGTTTGCCTGTAAGTTTTGAAGCAGATTATTACGCTTCAGATGCTTGGGACGAGAGAAAAAAAGAAATAGAAATTGAAGCACAACGACACAATGCATTATTCAAACTTGGCAATGAAGTCATTAAATGTTTCAACAATATGAGCGCTAGAAGATGAACACAACAAAGATATTAGGTGAGGCTGTTGGCATACAAAGCCAAGGCACAGTAGACAAGACCGGAACACAAACTAAAGAAGGGCTAACTTCAGCCTTAATTGTTGGTCGATTTAAGCGTGGTCGAGTGGATAAGCCAATGACCATTCACCAAGGTAACATTCGCGGTCAATTGGGCCATGAGCCTACAAATATTGATTATCAAGCTGTACAAGATTGTTTAGACACGGGTGTGCCTAGTGTTCAAGTTTTACGTGTCGGGCAAGTGGTTGTGGATCCTGAAATCCCTCAAATCATTAGTTGTGAAGGAGCTACAGAAAATATAGGCTTTTTCATAACTGGTAATTGGCAGATTTATATCGATGATGAAACAGAGCCATATGTCGGTGAAATTTCAAATGCATTAAGTCAGCTTCTAACTTCTTATTCAGGAAAAATAACAGGGGATTGGGATGGATCAATGTTTATGCAAAATATTGATAATGTTCCTCATAGATTTAGATTTGTACCCGTATCTAATACCAGCTTTATCCACAACCAAGGAGATAATCAGACTTTTGTAGAAGATGAAAATGGCGGATTCTATTTCTGCTTAGCAGCTATAAGCCATATTTAGCAAATCTTGAAAAAACCATCTATTTTTAGATGGTTTTTTTATTGGAACATCATCTCAATCATAGAATTTCAATCCTTCAAAATAAATCTAAATAAAACTTAGGTGAATTACAAAATGGCTGAGCCAGTAAGTAGTGGAGTGGGGGCAGCAGCAATTGTGAAGTTCTATGGTCTGATCACAATTTTGTCTATTGCAGCGTCTTTAGCATATTTGATTGTTGTCATGACTCGTGAACCACGATCAAGAAAAGAATGGGTCATTTCCCTTGTAACGACACTCGTTGGAAGTATTGCAGGTGGTTCACTTGTCGTTCAACGATTTGGCTTACATGACTGGTCGTCAAACTGGTTCGGTATGTGTGCCTTAGGTGGAATCATTTTTTGTTGCGGATTGCCTTTTTGGGCCATTGTTCGTTGGACCTTTAACTATATCAATTCTCGTGAGAACGCGACGATTTTTGAAGTAGCAAAAGAAGTCAAAAAAGAGATTAAAGGGGTGAATGAAGAATGAGCAATTATCCTGAATTGCCTTGGATTGCTGAAGCGCGAAAGCATATCGGTTTGAAAGAAGATACAAGCAAATTTAAACATTCACCAACCATTTTAAGCTGGTTAAAAGCACTTGGCGCATGGTGGATGGATGACGAAACGCCTTGGTGTGGAACTTTCGTTGCTCACTGTTTACAAACCGCAGGCATTAAATTCCCTAAAGATTGGTTTCGAGCTTTAGCGTATTTAAGTGGTGGAACTAAACTTACAAAACCAGCTTACGGTTGCGTAGCAGTTAAAACCCGTATTGGTGGTGGTCATGTTTGCTTTGTTATCGGTAAAGATAAATCAAGCGGTAAGCTAGTATGCCTTGGCGGTAATCAGTCAAATATGGTTTGTTATGCATTATATAGCGAATCTGATTTTGAAGCTTTTATGTGGTATGGCGTAGCTAACAAACCTGCCGATCATCGTTATGACTTGCCGATTCTAAGTAATGTAAAGGCAACTGGTGTCACTGAAGCCTAATTTAGAAACGCTCATCATCTTCATTGATAGTGAGCGTTTTTATAACTGCATTTTTTAAATAAAATGTGCAAAAATCTGCGCTAAAACTGAGAGATAATGTGTTTTCTGAGCAAATATTTTCACAATTATAAGTTTATTCAGTCACTGCAACAAAACCTTTCAGTTTTCGTCGATATAAAGTCAAATATCGTTCAGCATCATCTTTTGTGTGAAACTCTTTAGCACCTTCTTTCTTTTCTGAAAAAATGTACTTCTGATTGTACATAGCACTGATGTCAGAATAGTCTTGATAATCTTCAAATAAGTCAGTCTCTATGTGCATATATTTATTGCCATTTTTAAGATAATAGGGTCTCATACAAATCACCTTTTCTTTTTCTGTTGGTTCACTATTTCAGGTGCTTCAAGCTGTGCAATATCGTCATAAATTTGATCTTGGCTAAAATCATTGTCTAATTCTTGAGTTACGTCATCAAATGATTCTTGGATAGATTCATCAAAAGAATCTTGTGCGAAGTTGTCTTGGGGGAAGTCTTGGTTTTCGATAGGGATAGATTTAGAGGCCATAATAGTTACTCTTGATTAAGTTACAGAATCAAGTTTGATCTTATAGCCATCATTTAATAAATTCAAATTCAAAGGATTGTGGGTAAAGTAAAAAGCGACATTTCGTGTCGCTTTTTAAAGGTTATGTAAAACATTATTTACTAGATTTTAAGTAATCCTCTTTATCGTTCTCTATTATTTCAGAGAATTCATGTGATAACTTGTAATCTAAAATAGCTTTTGCTAATGATTGAATTGCTTCAGCATATGTGTCAGCTTGCAGGTTTATTTTTAACAAAGCACAACCAACTTCCCATTTTTGCTTATCTTCTTTCCATAAAATAAGGAATGAGTGTTGAAGTGTATCGTTTATGAATTGCCCTGTTGATTTCATCTTTTAATCAGCCTGTTAATGAAGATTACAATGCATAATTTTTGACAATATTATCATTATGCTCCATCCATTTTTCTTGAATATTTCTTATTGATTTGTCTTGTTCAAAGTAAATTCTATTTTTGATTAAAGCTTTGGAAATATCAGACAGCACAACATTTTCAATCATATTCATAGCTTTACGAAGATCATCAAAAGTTACCTGAACATATCCATCAGTCACATCATTGTCATCATCTTCAGTAGTGTGATTAATTAGTTTTTTAATTGTATAACTGCCGATTGCTAAGCTGTTTGCGATCGTTCCAAAGGTTCTACGCAAGTCGTGAAATGTAAATTGAATGCCTGTTGTTTCAATTATCGTATACCGTGCTTCACGCTTATCAACGATGTGTGAATCAAGCGTATCACCAGCGAAAACATACTTATTATTGCCAGCAAGTTTTTTCCGTTCAGACATTATATACCAAAGCATTTCCCCCATTGGTAGAAGGAGATCTTCATGGTTTTTGGGGTCTTGAATTTTTATAGTTCCGTACTTTAAGTCAACATTTGACCACTCAAGAGTTTCACCTTCTTCTCTACGAAATCCAGTCAAGATCAATAGGAATAAGAAGTCCTGGTTAGTGTATCCTCGATGATTTGCGTTTTGATTGCCAGCCCACCAGGTTGTGCATACTGCTAGTGACCAGTCATGTATCTGGTCAGATCGAATGTAACCTTTACGACGTTTGATCTTGTTCCATTTTTTCTCTTTATAAATAACCCCTACAGGGCTTTTCTCAGTAATAATTTTTTCATCATTATCGTTATAAAGAATTGATGCATTGAAGTTATAGACTGCAGATAAAAACTTCATTGCTAAATTTGCCTGCGCTAAACTTCGTTGAGACAAATCCATGTGTTTATTTAAAGTCATTCTTTGAGAAATATCGGTTATTTTGATATTTTTCCATTCTTTAAAATAGTCATTTGCGCATCGATCATATGCATCAATAGTATTTTTACTAAGCTTCTTTTTGCTCTTATATACTTCATAAGCTTTTTCAAGTGTTGGAATTGATTCATTAGATTCTTTTTCAGATTTAAAATCTGATTTTAATTGTCTTTTCTGAGCAACTGGATCAATACCTTGGTGCATCATCAATAATATTTTTTTCGCTTCGGTTCGCGCTTGTTCAAGAGTGTAGACACCATGTTTACCAATAGATTTCCTTTTATTTCTTCCATCGGGCATTCTCGTCTCAACAAAATAGGTTTTCGTCTTTGTCGCGATTAAGCCAAAGCCGATCGTTACTGAGTCACGATAGAATTTGCTTCCAGTTTCTTCGAGAGGGATGCTGTCTATAAATGTCTTTGTAAGTTTATATCTTTGGCTCAT